CTGGTGCGGGTGGTTCAACTGGTGCGGGTGGTTCAACTGGTGCGGGTGGTTCAACTGGTGCGGGTGGTTCAACTGGTGCGGGTGGTTCAACTGGTGCGGGTGGAGTAGGAGCTGGAGCAGGCGCTGGCTCAGGAACGGCATTAATTATTGATTGTGCTTGTGAGATTATTGTAGGTGCAGTAGTTACTTTTTCCACTGCAGTTGAAACAATTGCAAGATTTGCTACTTTTGAATTTAATTCTGTATTAGCTGTTGTTAATGCAGTTACGGTATTTTGCGAAACAGTTGCAATAGGTGCAATAACTGTATTTATGTTTGCTGTATTTGTTGCAACAACTGTTGTAATTGCTGAGTTTAATGTAGCAATTTGTGCGTTTGCTGTATCAATTGCTGCCAATACTGTTGCATTATCTGGATCAGGTGTAGGAGTAAAGGCTGGTCCTTGACTTATTGTCCCATTAAATCCAGGACCTGAATTAGTATCAATAATAGGTGTTATTGCTCCGCCTGCTGTTTCTCTTATATTAAATCTAGCACCATTTGGTATTGGTCCAGTAACATTAACATCTGCCTGCCATGCTCCATTAGATGGATTAACGTCTGCGTTAAATCTAACTTGAGTCATTTGTGTCTCGGCGGTAGTTAAAGGATAAACTCTAAGATCCCAAGCAACACTCAGTGTATTAGTAGTTGTTGAGTATGTGATTCCAGACCCATTACTCCATGTAGTCCAGTCCCAGCCTGCTATAGATATAGAAGGAGCATTAGGTGTAGTGTGATATGTTCCACCTTCATTTACCCCAAAAGTAATTGTTGCATTAGAACCTACAAAAACATTGTTATATGTTACTCCACCCATCTGTAAATTAAAGGGAAGGTTCATTCGAACGCCAGCGTCATCGACATTAGATAAAACATTTGTAGTTGTGCCGATAGTTGCTGCAAGGGCGTTGACTGCGTCTTGAGCGTTATTAATTGCTACGTTTGCTTGAGTTAATTGTGTTTGAGCCTCTGTCCGTGCAGGAGCTACCGCCGCTACTGCCGTGGTTGCTGCCGTTATTGCAGTGTTTGCCTCCTGTATTTGAGTATTTGCATTTTGTATAGCGGTAGATGCTGTTTGTGCTTGTGCCGCCTCTGTTGAAACTGCTGTTGCTACCTCTGCAACTGTAGTAAGAGGTGTTGTTGACAAAGTGTTGGATGCTGATAAAACTGTCTCTGTTGCGGCTGTTACTACTGTAGTTGCTGATTCAACTGCTGTTTGAGCAGCTGCTACCTCTGTATTTGCTGTTGTTGCATTTACAGGAATTGCCTCAACTGCTGTTGTTACTGCCGTTACCGCCGATGTTACATTGCTAACTACTGTTGTTGCTTCTGCCACAACCGTTGATGTATTTGCAACTTCTGCAACTGCTGCTACGGCTGCAGCTACCGCTGTGTTTGCTTGAGCAACTTCTGTATTAGATGTTGTCACAGCCTGTACCGCTGTTGCTGTTGTAGAAGTGGCTGTCTCTGATGCTGCCACTGCTTGTGCTACTTCTGTAGTTGCGGTGGCAAGAGCTGTGTTAACTGCTTGTTGTGCGGGGCTTACTACAACCTGCTCTGAAGGCGCTGGAGGCTCATTAGCATTGGCAAAATTAGGACTAAAAAGGAAAAGCCAGCCAATTACAAAAAGGCTGGTTAAAAAGTACTTTAACTTTCTAGTCAACTAGGTATCTCCTGAGTAATGCAATATCTTTGCTTACTTATTAATTATATCATGCAAAACGTAATAAATTAGATTAGTTAACTACTTTGAGTTATCTGTTTTATAAAATCCATTACCCTTAAACTGTATTCCAAACGGTGTGAAGTGTCTTTGTAATCTTTTACCGCAACTTACACATAGATAGCTAGGTTCAACTGAGGTTATAGATCTTTCTTTAGATACTATCTTGTCTGGAGAACAGTCACACTTGTACTCGTATATTGGCATTACTTACCGCTCTTTTTTCTCTTCTCTGCAAGGGCTGGGAAGTCTTTAACCTTAGTTTCACCCATGTATCCCCAAGCATAGCCATCATCAATCATCATTTCATTAACAGACTTTGTGTTTCCATTAACATATACCCAGCCTAAAATTCTTCCATACTTTTCAGACGAATCTGGCTTTTCTGTTTTTATAACAATCTCTGTAGCATCTTTTAAGCTTTTCTTAAGGTACTCTTTTGATTCAATCCCTAAAGTTTTTTCAAATTTATCTGTTGTTCTAGATTCTGGGGTATCAATTCCAGCTAACCTAACTCTTTGAGAATACGATATGCTAAAACCTAGATCTATATCGACATCTATGGTATCTCCATCTACGACATTAGTAATCTTTTTAATACGATACTCGTACATAACTCTCCTTAAATTAAAGGAGCAGTTTATACACATGCTCAGGTGTATCCACGGGTAGCGACCCGCATAGTCTGCGACTCCCCAGTGACGGGGGGCAGACTACTATTATACTATTTATTTGATTTTAATTGTTTTTGGCTTTTTGTCTTCAGGTACAATTTTTTCAACCGTAACAGACAAAAGTCCATTTTTTAACTCAGCAGAGGTGACTTCCATATACTCACCAAGCGCAAATGTGCGTGTGAATTTACGGGCAGCAATTCCTTTATGAATTGCCTCACCAGAATCTTCTACAGAAACCTCTCCCTTAATAACAAGGGTTCCGTTATCTACAGATACATCAACGTCCTTTTTGTCAAAGCCAGCCAAAGCTAGGTCGACACGAAATACGTCATCCTCTACCTTTACAATATTGTAAGGTGGGTATGATTGATGTGATGCTGTTGTGTGTACTGAGTTTAGGCGATCAAACATATCGTTGAAGCCAATAAAAAATGGATCCTTAAAAAGATCCAATGTAAAATGTGTTACCATTTTATTCCTCCTTTAAGCGAATAAATTAATATATGGGCCCCTTGTGGCGACCCATATATATTATATCAAAAAAACTATTTGTTTGCCAATTAAAAAATTGGCTTGTTTTTTTCCTTCATCTTTTCTGCATCTGCTTCAGACGCATAAAGAGCTCTTACCTGTGCCATAGCCGCTGTTTCTCCAGCGTGGCAACCTACCAGCTCACCAGTGTCTTGCTTAACTACTGCGTAGCCAGTACAACCAGCCACATTTCTTTTTACTTCCCAAGGCATTGTATCCTCCTAGTTATTTGGAACGTCAGGCATGTCTATGTCGACAAGCCCCATTTCTTTTGCTAAAATTTTTCCTTCTTCAGATAAATGAAATGTTGCCTGAAGATTTTCGTCATACTCGACCTGCAATAGATCTAGTTCATAAAGCCTCATTAAAGACTTATCAACATACTCATGGTGCGCTTCCCAAAGTTGTGGAGCAACCTCTTTTGCCTTTTCTTGAATAGCAAATATGAACTCGCCATTTTCATCTAGGCCTTCCATGGTAATAGCACCAATTTCAAGATAGTGCTGAAGTTCCTGGTTCTGCATGTCTTCCTCGTCCATTTCATCTCCCATAAATAAATTATACTCCTATTTGTGCAACAGGTAGGACTTGAACCTACGATTACCGAATTATGAGTTCGGGGCTTTAACCAACTAAGCTACTGTTGCCAGTAGTCTATTGTAAGCTGCCGTCCTCATTTTTGTCAATAGTAGTTTCTACTATTTGTTGGACATATTCAGAAAAATGTTTTCTTACGCTGCCCATTGGCCTTTTCCCATAAGATTTCCAAAGTCTTTTATATTCTAAAATATTTGAAAATGTAGTGGGGCAAACCATGATCCCATTATATTCTTTTAGTGTGGTTGGAAGCGGGACATGCTTTCCACAACATTTACACTCTTTTGCTTTTTCCTGATATATGCTCATATTATTTCCATTCCATCTAGTGCATCTGACAACTGCTGTGGCATTCTTGGCGCCCTTATCATGTTAGTCACAATAGTCTTATTCTCTTCTTCTCTATCCCACTTTAAAGAATCGTAGGTGTGTATAGTAACTTCTTCATTATTTGTCCGCCTTGTTCTGCTTATTGAATTATAAATAGATCCACAGACAGCGTCAGCAAGGTCCTTGGATCCCTTTCTTGGGTGGTCAACTTTATCTCTCATAATTTTTAATTGTAGTAATTCATCAATAAGAAGGGGTATGTGTGGACCAGTTAATCTGTCTTCAGATACAATCATCGCCATATCATCATAATGTTTTTTTGCAACAGACAGCGTCTCTGTATTAATTCCATATTGTTTTAACTGCTGCATCATATCGTGAGAGTTCCATCTATCGAAGGTACATAGTCTAACATTAAAGCCAGCGCTTCTTAAAGACAATATGTAATCTTTTACTTCTGTAAAGTCTACCGACTTGTCTGCTGTTGGAGTCCAATATCTTACTGCATCTACTTCAACAATAGGGGCTGGCTGAGAGTATGTATCTGTCACCTTAACGTTAACCCATCTTTGAACATGCGCCATAGAAACAGCACAATGGTCATGCTTTTGTGCAAGGTCTACGTGTATAAAATATTCTTTGTCTGGGTCTGCTGCAAACCAAGATTCAAATCTTCCAAATTCATCTACCGCCAAAGCCATGTTGTTAAAAGCTTTTTCAATTTTTTCTCTGGACTTAAAGAATGCATCAATTGCTTCTGGTGGCATGCATGCAAATCTGCCTAGCGCATCTGGCGCATCTCTGTAGAATGCAACTTTAAAGTCATCAATACTTCTGGTAGGATTAACTTCCCATGTAGGTCTCTTTAAGGCATATACCTTCGGATACTTATAAGAAACAATGTGATCTTCTTCCCACTCAATATCAAACTCGTTGCCATCTGTGCCATCTGGCAGGTTCTCATCTAGCTTAAAATGGTGTGTTCTAACCACGGTTTCTTTTTCAGCTATAACGTCAGCATATCTCTGTTGAATATAGTCATTCTTATATCTAGGAAAAGATAGCAATATTACCTTACCGAAATCTGGGAAACGAGAGTCTACTGATCCTCTATACATTTCATATATTGCGCTACCAGTCTTTGCCTGCTCGTGACCAGTTGTATTTTCAATGCTGAATCCAGAGATTTCGTCAAGGATAACTACAATTACGTTATATCCTTCCCAGGCTTCTCTTTCTGAGTGGCCAGAGTGTACTGTAATATTTTTATTAAATTTAATTTCTGATGCTTTTTCGCTATACTTTCCTACAAACCAAGGAGACTTATCTATGCGGGTTCTAAATCCTTTGAAGAAAACGTTGCTAGCCTGTTGAGCGTTAATAGCAATATTGATAATATCTATTGAGTCTCCAGGTGGTTTTCCGTAATAAGATGCTGGGTCTTTAAGGCATAGCAGTAGATAAACTATATACGATACTGCAATTGTAGAGCAATAATCTTTGCCAGAGCCTTTGCCCAGTTGGGCAATAACTTCGCTGGCAGTCTGCTTAAACTTTCTTCTTCCCTCTTCTTCGCCAAATAGCTTTATAAGTGTTGCTTCTTTATAAATTTGAGAGCTTTTTTCAATTAGAGTATACTGATATTCTGACAACTCTGGTAAGCCCAAGTACTGTGGGCTTTTAACAAAAGTTCTTAAATCAACAGGCTTCTCGTCGAATTCTTCTCCGTCGAGCATGTCAATAATGTCAGAAAAATTAAACTCCATCTTCCTTTACATTTCTTAATATAGTGACGTTACTCTCCATGACAACGCCTTCAGTCTCATTAGTTACCTGAGAAAGTCTCTTCATAATTTGATTTCTTACCTCTGGATATTCAGCAGAGATATCTCTTAATATATTAATTAGAATATCTTGCTTTCTTTCTGTCTCAGCAATTTGTTCCGCCAACTCAACATTATCCAATAGACCAACCTCTTGTAGCATGCCGATTCTCTTGGTCTCAATGTCTGCTATAAGCTTTAGGGCGGTAGCCTTAACATTTAGTTGCCCAGCCTGATCTGCGTCCTCTACGGTCTTCCAGGCCTCTTTAATGAGCATTGCGTAATGCTGGTCAGCACCAGAGATTGCCTCCTTGGCCCTGTCTCTAGAAGCCGTGTCATTTTTAACTACGTCTTTCCACTCATCAATTAACTCAACAACCTCTGCACGTTTAAATCCAGTGATTGTGGCAATTTGTGTTGGGGTGCTACCCTTTAGTAATTCTGATACAACCGTATTCATACGGTCATAATGGTCTGCTAATTCAATTTCCATAGATAACCATTATACTTCTAGTCGACTGAAATAGCAACCTGAGATCTAGCTATTTTATATAGAACCAAATATCCTATAAGGTCATCTATGTCATTATCTCCTGCAAAGCCTTGGTTGTTCTTTACTCTATTTAGTTTATCGTCAATGCGGACCTTTAATTGCTCTGTTGAGTCCGCCGTTGAAAATATTCTAGCAGGCTCTAGGGCTGAGTTTCCATATGATATATTCTTTTCAATTAACATATGTGCTATTTCATGACAGGCTGACCATATTTTACTGCCTGCTGGAGCACCAACTGACCTTAAATATAAGTCACTGCAATTAAACTCTTTTACATCTTCAAATACTGGTTTTAACATTACCGCCTCCTTATTAGTTCAAACTTCTCTAAGTATCTCTGTATAGTCATAGCAGAAACCTTACACTCAAATGCAATTTCTGTCACAGTTTTCTTTTGAACTATATATCTTCTATATAGCCAATCCTTGCTTTGATACAATTTCATATTGACATCCAACCTTCATACTCAGCATCTGGATTATCTATATGCCATTGATTCATCATTTTATTTTGTTTTTTCCAATCCATATTATGTGACTCAAGGCCGCAGCTTCCACATGGTCCAGGACCTAGATCTACATACACATGTTCACACATCATACAATTTTCCTATTACTTTTTTCTCATAACAATATTTATAACATCATGCCCGATAATATCATATGTATAAGCTTTTACTCCACTAACATAAGTTAAATCATAATTCTTATTTATATAATTTAAAAATGATACTGGTTGTTCTTGCCCTAACTCTATTACAATAAGAGGACACCTTAAAGTATTTTCACTAAAACCCTCAAAAGCAAACTTTTCATGGTTTTCAATATCTATTTTAATAAAGTCTGGGGTTTCATCATAAATTTCTTTTAAAGCTTTTACATGAACTGTTTCAGATAGATACTTTGTACCATTTTCATAAACTCCAGAGCCAGGCTCATCGCTTATTCTTGATCCACCAATATTAAATGGCAAAATATGAATATTTGTATCTTTGGTTTCATTTGAAAGGCCAAAATTGTGCATTACTATTGGGGCTACATCTGTATAATCATTTAACTTTCTGCCTTCTTCATAGGCATCAACCAATCTTTTAATTGGTTCAAACGCTATAACGGATCCAGTTGGCCCAGCCAATCTAGCCATTACTTCTGCAAAGTATCCTGTATTTGAACCGATATCTAAACATTTCCAGCCAGGCTTGATATTCTGAATCATAAAATTTGTTAGCTCGTCATCCCAGACGCCTTGAGTTCTAAAACAGTGCTGCACATACTTATCATCTTCGTCACCAGCATAAGTATAAAAGCTATCTAGGACCTTATAATAATTACCTTTAATGTCTTTATATTTTGGAGATATATTCATCTTTCTGTCAACACCCTGTTCGAATAATGTGCAATGCCAAATGCATCTGCAACGTCAAAATCATCTAATGATAGACCGTATTTATTATTAAAATAATCAACAGTCCTTTGTTTACGCATATTGCGTAGTTGTGTTTTATACCATGAATCAGCATAACCTGGATTCTTTAGTCTTATAGCAGCCTTTTCATCTTTAGTAGGATTTTTATTTCCTATATATGCCTGCCAAGATGATGGGGATATTGTTATTACCTGCGCTCCTGTAGACATAAGCTCAGCAATAACCACGCCATAAACATAAGACAATTTTATCACAGCATCTGGCGATCTGACAAGTATTGCTCCTTCTACAGCAATATAATCTGATTTTAATTCTTCAAGCATTGCGTGGGTTTTAACCTTTGCATCATGAATTTTTTCATATATATTAGCACCAACAAACTCTATTTTACCCCATTTAAGAGGCTTATCGTTTTCCATTAGACAGAAGGCCACTGAGTTGGTTGAGGCATCTATGCCTAGAACTCTTGAGGCTTTAGTTTTTACTAGGTCAGCTAATTTCATTTATTCTCCCTAGCATTTTATTTCTATTTTCTAAATTAATTCTTTTTTGACATGCTGAACAAACTTCTGATTCATTATATCTACTAAGCACACCCTTACACTTTAAACATTCTCGCCTTGCACCGTTTCTAATTGCCTTTTTTTCATAATACTTTTCCATAATTCTACGATTTGTTGCAACACGGCAGCATTCATCAGTGCAATACTTTTGATTATGTGTTTTAGCTTCAAACTCTTTAGCACATTCTTTATTAGCGCAGATCATTATTTTACGACCTCATAGGCAGATATCTGAACCTCGCCAAGTGGACCGTCCCAGCATTCTTTCTTAACTGGACAATTTTTACAAGAATAAGTAGACTTTGTAAATGGTCTCATAGGAAGTCCACCATCTTTAAAGTTATCATAAACTTCACACATCCAAACAAACAAGTCCTCTATAATTTGTTTATTTTTTTCATTCAAGACAATAGGTATTAAAAGTATTTCTTGCGTATTTTTATTTTCATATAAGAAGAATCCTTCTTTTGCTTTTCTCAATTTCATATATGTAAGCAGCTGAAGAAGGTGGTTTGGAGAAGGAGACATAGTAGACTGTCTGGCATCCCAGACCTCCTGCTTTGCCGTTTTGATTTCCCCGATTACCTCTTCACCTTCCCAGTCTAATACAAGATCAATAAATCCCCTGATAGGTGGATAATCATTTTTAATTTCAAGTTCTTCGTGACGCATAACTCCCATTTTGGCCACAAGCTTCTGGATTCTTTCGTGAGCTTGAGTACCTTGTGCCATATTAGCAACAGCAATTGCATCATTGTTATCAATAAACATTACCCCGCTAAAAGCTAAATACCAATACCTAGGACAATTTCCATGCCCGTATCCCAAAAGGCTGGGGCTAAAAGAATTCTTAGTCGTGACTTGATCGCCACGCTTAGTGTCTAAATATGCATCATTTAACATTTTAGCAAATGACTCTGTGTCAAACTTACCAAGAGACTTCTTAAACTTTAAATTACTTACAATTTCTCTACCCATTATGAATTATACCTAACGACATACTTAAGTGCATCTACAAGTTTGTCTATGGACTCCTTTGCTGAGTAATAAATATTCTTCTTGTTATTGTTTACTGTTCCAGCCTTATCTTTTGCAACTGTTGAATAGTGAGATGCTAGCATGGCAAATTTAGTAGACATTGCTTGAAGCTCTATAATTAAATACGGGGCTTTAGAAGACGGCACATCTGGATTCATTAATAGCTTTACAACAATAGCCAAGGCTTTATCTAACTGATCATCTTTCATGTACTCATGAAGATCATTAAATTCTGTTATTGAGCTAATAAGCTCAAGCGTATTTTTATCCTCTGCCATTTTTCATTCCTTTATCTATTTTGTCTATGAATAAACCTAAACCGTATCCAGCAACAAAACCTAACATTAGTCCTAATAGAAAAGTTGTCATTACTTAGCCTTAGTCTGCTTTGTCTTGTATGGGCCAAGATCCGCCTTTACGGTGCCGTCTTTTCTAAGCCTGACAATTCTGCCATTCTTAATAACTGTTTCATTAAAAGGTATCTTGTTATTTGACCCCATTATTATCCTCCCAAAATTGGATCAGTTCTTCTAGAACCGCCCATTCAATAATTCCAAGTCTTACCTTAGAATCTTCTCCTATTATAATCTTAAGTGCTGGATGCATATCCCTGCTAACCTTAAAAGTATCCGTACAAATCTTTGACCACACTGGTTTGTTTAATGTAAATGATGCAGAAGCTTCTTTATAGTCTACAAGGAACTGCTTCCATTTAGCGTCACCTTTTTGATAGTCTCCACGCCCACTATTTTTTTGAGCCTTTGCACCATCACGCTTTACTTCAGATCTTTCCGACATTACCCCACCACAAAAGAATTTTTATGACCATCTGGACATTCCCAAGATATGGTTCTATCTGTTGCATTCCAAAAGTATTCTTCGGAGTCCTTATCACATTTACCACATGGTTTTTTGCCACCCATTTTTTCTAATTCTGGAGGCATAACTTTTTCTGGTTTAGATATAAACTCATTTAAATTTGGCACTGATCTCCTTTTGGAGTTTCTCAACTACCTTTGGGTTATCACGTAAATACTGAACAGCTTTGGCTCTTCCCTGCAATCTTTCTCCATCAACCGTATACCATGCTCCGCCCTTTTCTATTGCCCCACACATTTCGGCAACGTCTAAAGTTTCTCCTATAAGATCTATGCCAAGAACATCTCCCTGATAATAGAAATCATATTGTCCAGATAAATTTGGTGGACCAACCTTATTATAGTCAATAATCCAGTTTACTGGGCGTCCGACACGTTGTTCAATAATCTTGTCGCCAACCTTAACGCCAGCCTTGATAGCATTAGCCTCAGCTTCTGAAGACCATAGTTTAATAACTGTAGAGGAGAAGAATTTAACTGCCATCCCGCCTGTTGGGATATGGCTTGCATGCATCGATCCGAACTGATTACGTTGTTGAGAGATAAGGACAAGAAGCGTATTCTTGTTTGCATAGTTAAGCATTTTAACTGCATGTGTCATATCCTTTGCTTCTGCTCCGATTTGCTTAGTGTCTTGCAAATCTTTCATTTCATTTCCATCTTTTTCAAAATAGATGGCTGGTAGTAATGCTGAAATAGAATCAACTACAATCATGTCTACCTCTGCATCCATTAATTTAGTTGCAACATCTACCATGTCGTTAACTGTTTTTGCTGGAGAGTAGATTAGCTTTTCAGAATCTACCCCTAACAATTCTGCCCATGCTGGATCATATGAATGCTCTGCATCAATCCAAGCACACGTCTTTCCTTCTTTTTGCGCCAGCGCAATCATCTGTAAACAGAAAGAAGATTTTCCAGCAGACTTATTTCCCCAAACCAAGATCTGCCTGCCGTAGGCTAGCCCACCTTTTAATGCTAGATTTAAACCTATGCTTGGTGTAGGCTGCTTGTCTACATGAACATCTACTGCTGACTGTACTCTTGCTCTAGTTTTTGGGTCTAGCTTTGCTAATATATCATCTAATACGATTTCCATTATACTCTTTCTTCTATCTACTAATTATATCATTAAAATAGGTTGCCGTGAAGCCTTGGACGTTCTTTATTTTTATTTATTTTAGCCTCTAAAATTTCATCAAGGCTGTGAAGAATTTGATCTTCATTACGCATCGCTGCATATACATCTAACAATCTAATAATAACGTCTGCCATTTCTTCAACAATAGCTTCGCTACCCTTTGATTTTCTAATTGCTTCTAGTACTTCAGTAATTTCTGAATGTACAAGTGCAAGCTTGTTTCCAACTTTGTCATGAGAATATTCTCCATCCCAAAACCCCTTTTCTTTTGCTGTTTCGTGCAATAGTGCGGCTAGTGCATCTAGTCCGTACTCTAATAAATTATCACTCTGACTCAATTTTATTCCTCAAGCTGAAAGTAAATGATGGGCCGTTCTCATCATAATCAATAACTAACTCTTTTTCTGTTTCCCCAGCATCTAAAAATCTTAGAGTTGGAACAGTAATTTTTCCTTGCTCCTCCAATATGGCAATCAAAACTTTATTCATGCTTATTGAAGTAATTAGGCCTTCGATATTCTCTGTCATTTTATTTCCTTAACCATCAGGGTTCCATCGTCTAATTTAGAAAGTATTACCTGACATTTCATTCCCTCACGCATTTTTGCTAGGGCAATTTTATACAAGCTAGAAAAAACAATTGCTCTGGTAAGCACCTTGTCTTTGTCGGACATTACAATATGGGCCATAGTCTTACCTGCTTTAGTTTTATATGGAGTAAAGTTAACGACCATATGCTCTTTCTCAGCAATGTCGTATTCTTTTCTATAAAGATATTCTACAAACGCATCCTTAGATTCTGGATTAATATCGCCAACCTTTACGTAGCTTGCAATTCTATTATCTCCAACCAAAATAAAGTACATCTGTCCTGGCTCAATAGTTGTTTGTTCGTTGTGAAATAGTCCAATAGATCCAGTTTCATCAACCAATTCAACCCTTGCCCAGCCATTACCACGTTTAATTGACTTAACCATACCAAACATTACGAAAGATCCTAGATCGTCAAACTCGGATATCGGTCTTGCCTGCGCCTTAATTCTTGGAGGAAGATCTAAACTAAATGTAGGAATTCCTAAGAATTCGTAGTAGTTATCCTTTTCTTTACCACTTCTTTCATTGTCATCAAAAGCAGCACCGCCAATAGCATTAAGAGCAGATACAGCCCTACTATTAATCCCGCTCCCCTTTTTTGAAGCCTTCTCAATGAAGTCATTATAATTTTTATACGGCCTCTTCTCTATAATTTTATTTGCAATGCTGTCGGAAATAAACTTAACCTCGCCCAATCCAAATCTAATTGCTTCTTTTTGTAAAGAGAAATATACATCTGATTCATTAACATGTGGCAACAATACTTTAAGCCCAAGCCGCTTTGCCTCAATTAAGTATTCTGTTCTGGCGTCTTTGTCTCCTTCGTTTTTAAGTATCGAGAATATAAACTCCAAAGGATAATAACACTTAAGCCAAGCGGTATAATAAGAAAGCATAGAGTAAGCAACAGCGTGAGACCTGTTGAACGAGTATCCAGCGTGGGCTTCGAAGTCGTGCCAGAGGTGTTGTGCTTGTTTCTTAGATATGTTCTTCTCAGCGCCTTCAATAAATTTGTCTTTAAATTGATCAAATTCTTTAGCATCTTTCTTTTTACCAATAATCTTTCTGACCTTATCTGCTTCAGACCAAGTCATTCCGCCAAGGTGTACGCAGGCCTGCATAACCTGTTCTTGATAAATAATAACTCCATATGTGTTTTCAGTAAATGGTTTCATAATTGGATGAACATATTGAACAGCTTCGTCTCCACGCTTTCTTTTAATATAAGAAGCTCCAACAGTATTCATTGCTCCTGGTCTAACCAAAGCGTTTGAAGCAACTAAATCTTCAAACTTATCAACACCCATCTTAATTAAAAGATTAGTATATGGTGTTGCTTCAGCCTGGAACACGCCCTTAGTGTATCCTTCACCAAGCATCTTGTAAACTTTGGGATCGTCAAGCGGTAGACTAGATAAATTAATTTCTTTTCCAGTTCTATCCTTAATAGATTTTAAAGTATCTGAAATCACAGATAAAGTTTTAAGTCCTAGTGCATCAAGCTTAATAAGCCCAATGTCTGCGACTGTGTCCATGTCATATGCAACCACTGGGATTCTTCCAGATACCTTATCTTGTGTATCTTCTCTAGACTCAATAGGAGCAAATTTTCTAATGTCATCTTTTGCAACAACTACACCAGCAGCATGGACTCCAACGTTTCTAATTTTTCCACGTAGTCTTTCTGCAAGCCATGTTACCTCTGGGTATTTAACCCTAAACTCTTTTGTATTTGGAGATTCCATGTAGTCTTCAAATGTATCTATCTGCTTCATTGCACGATTAACGTCAGACAAAGGGACCATAAATACACGAGCAGCATCTCTAATCACACCTTTGTCTTTAAAATAAGTAAATGTAGAGATAGAGGCGACATGCTTAAACTTCTTCTTTAAATAATCTTTTACCTCTTTACGACGACGGTCTTCAAAATCTGTGTCAATATCGGGAAAGTCATTACGCTCAGGATTAATAAATCTAAAAAACAGTAAATCATATTCTATAGGATCTACATCTGTAATACCAAGGGAATAGCAAACCAACGATCCTGCAGCAGAACCACGTCCTGGGCCTACAAGTATGCTGTTGTCCTTTGCCCAGTTAACCATATCGGCCACAACCAAGAAATATGAAGCAAAGCTTTTATCCTTAATTACAGATAGCTCCTCTTTAAGCCTATCAATATAGACCTCATCCTTGTCCAGGTTTAGCCTTTTAAGGCCCTCAAAGGCCATCTCAGACAGTTTCTCGTCCGCATTGGTCTTAGGCACTGGGAGAAGATCTAAACCCCTGTTAAAATCGTATTCTGAGACTTTATTGGCTATCTCCATTGTGTTCTCATATATATCAGTCCTGGATATGCCAGCCTTATTAAAGTCAGCCTCAATTTCAGACCTGCTTTGAATAAATAAATTATAGTCTTTAAATGATATTTTTCGGTCTGGGTATAGATAATCAAATCTATCTAGCATATCCTTCATTTGACGAGACATTTCAAAGTCAGCCTCTTTGTCAGACTTAGGAGAGGTTGATAAAATAAGCATTGCCTCTTCTAGGATACGATCTTCTTCTTTAGCAAAATGGGCGTCACCTGTTGCCACCGCCTTAATTCCTAACTCATCTGCTAGTTCTAAGAGCTTGGAGTTTGTTTCTGGCGGATTATGAGATTGTACCTCAACATAAAAATCTTCGCCAAAGATTTTAACAAAATCTTTAAGAAGAAGTTTGGCTTCCGAAAAGTTTCCTTTTTCAATAGCCTTACTAATAATTCCATTAAGGCATCCAGAAAGAACAATAATACCTTCTGCATATTCTCTTAGGACCTCCCTATCAATACGGGGCTTGTGATAAAAACCTTCATTCCAAGCAAGCTCCTGTAAGATGTTTATATTTTCAAGACCCTTTTTATTCTTAGCTAATAAAATTATATGGTTGTAAGCCTGAATTGACTTATCTGTTTTAGAGGAACGATCAAATCTATCTGTAGGAGATATGTACGCTTCAACTCCAAGTATTGGCTTTATTCCTTGTTCCGCACAAGCGATTTGCATTTCACGATGAGAACCTAAAGTTCCATGATCTGTAATTGCTAAAGCCGTCTGTCCTGCATCTTTTGCAGCTTTTACAAGTTCGGCTGGGGAGTTAAGGCCATCCATGACTGAATAGTAACTATGCACATGTAAATGTGTGAATGACACTTAACTCTCCGCCTTTACTTTTATATTACCAGTCTACACTACTGGACGTAGTTGAAGACTGCTCTTCATTGTTGCCTTGACCCATATAAAAAGCTTCTTGCTCTGAATATGGAACATGACGAACTGCAGTTTTCTCAAGGTCAAACAATTCGAGTCCTGAGAAATCGAAAGGAGTTTCATCCTTTGCGAGTGGGATAATTGTGTAACTGGTATCTGTCTTTGTACCGTTACGCTTAATTCTCCACATGAGGTTTGTGATGCTTCCCATTTCACCAGCATATTCAATTAAGGTAGGTGTAATTGTTTTACCGCTAGTACCTTGGGATAGGATTGCAACATATGGCTCTTCTTTACCATCATCGACAAGTACATTAATATATAGGCGAGTCCTAGCCTTCCAGCCAGCCTTTGGATCCTTGCGATGTTGTTCGTTTGCCCAGTCACGACCTTCTGACTCCATTGTGTCTAAGGCCTTCTTACGATAGTCTTTTGGATTGACATGCTCTAAAGCAATAAATCCACAACCACGGGCTTGATCGTAATTTGGTGAATCTGGATCAAGCTCTTGAAGGAAGCGAACTTTAATGCTCTCTCCATCTTCAAGTTTAAACCAGCGACCCTTGTTCTCGTCGCCGCTATATGTTGGCTTATCTAAAGCCTTGTTTAGGTCTTTTAGACCCTTTACTATACTCATTTATTCTCCTCGTTATTTGATGGTATATATCCATCTGTATTTTTCATTATATCATGAACTCCAGGATCTGTATTCTAGATCTGATACAGCATTTTTTATACAAGTTTTTATTTCCTCATCGGTCATATCGCCTGCATCTTTTGCACCATGTGGGTATATCTTACCATATTCATACGAACCCCACAAGAGGTCCTTGAATTTTAGTTTATTGGCTATGCTCTTACCTAAGTCTCTGCCAGCCAAATCTGCGTCTGTTAAAATAGTTATTTTATTAAAATGTCTATTTAACAAGTGGTGTTGCTCTGAAGATAAAAATCCTCCAAGCGTGGCAACCACGTTTGGGAATCCAGCCTGATGCACACGGATTGCATCGAAGCTAGACTCGACTATAATCACATGGTCACCAATTTTTTTGGCCCTGTGAATATTAAATAAGGTTTTGCTCTTTGGAAGGTTAGTGCTATTCTTAAACTCTTTACCTTCAATAGATCTGCCAACTATACCAATTGGTAAACCATCTGGACTATGTACTGGCACAGTTACCATATTCATATTTTCGGAGTATCCTAAGTAAAAATAATCTATTCCATCTGAGTTTATTCCACGAGACTTAAAATACTCAATTGCTTTAGGATTATTAAGTAAGCCGCTATTAAGCTTTACTAACGTATCTTCAGGAAACTGTTCAAATATTGGGCGATCTTCCATTGCTTCAGCCAGCAGCTCGTCAAAGTTTTCCATAACTTCTGTTTCTTTAGTGGCAATAAATCGCATTGCCTCAAAGTCATTTTTATTTGCAACTCTTTTAACTAGTTCTTGAAGTGTGCCAGATTCTCCACAAGATGGGTTAAAGCATATGAATGCACCCTTTTCTCTGCTTACGCTAAAGCTTGGCGTATGCCTATTAGAGTGAAATGGGCAGTATGAAAGAAAGTCGTTACCAGTTTCTCCAGCAATATCTAACCCTATTGATTTTAGGATTGATTTGATATGTGCTGGCGTATAATGCGTGGTATCGATTTCCCTTGTGTTATACCCTCTAATTGCCATGCCTTCTTCTTTCCGACATAAACTCCATGGATACTCATTAAGAATTTCCATGTCTCGCCTGTGAATTCTACCGAAAATGCAGGGTCTATGTCAAGCACCCGAACATATCCTTTTCCACGCATGTCCTGTGTTAGCAGGTTTTCATACTGTGGCCTCATGCTTATTAGGCGTGAGTTATCATCAAACTGTACCTCAATTTGAAATCTTTTAATTTTTCGATGAGTCATTATTTAATTCTGGAAGGTTCTCATAAATCGGGGTAATGACACCACGATTTATATCCCAGTCTAGATAAAAATCAAAATCTTGACCGTGACGGTTTTTTCTTGAAACAACCTCAATCATATTGGTTCCTGGATATCTATGAATAGCCATAGCCATATCAGCATCATATTCAATAGCCTTTGACCAAGCTACTTGGCTCATCATTGGAGGGTTTTCTTGATCTGAAATATCATCTGCTGTGGCAGCAGTAATATCAATTACTGGTATATTGTTTGATACTGCTAACAATTTAAATTCACGAGAAATATTACGGTTACGCTCTACTTCAGAATGACTTCTCTTATTATCATTAAAAAGTTGATGATAATCTAAAATAACCAAATCTGGCTTATGTTGGTCTATCTTTCCCTGAATTGTTGCAGGCGTTACTTCTGCTGTACCTTCATTAGATACTAAAATAAAACTATTCTTTCCAGCAAACCTTTTTGTACCCCACGCCCTAAAGTCATCTATGCTAATATCACCTTTAGAAAAATCACTTGCACGAAATAGTCCAGAGCCAAGCATGGTATAAATACGATCACGCATATTCTCTGGAGACATTTCAAGGGATACAATCATTGGCTTAAACCCTTGCTCCCAAGCCTTACATGCAAGATAAGAAGTAAACCAAGTCTTACCACGCCCTGGCCAACCAATGGCAACAATTAAATGCCCTGGTGCCATACCAGTTGGATATGCTTTATCAATAGCATCGAATCCTGTAAGAATTCCTGGACTTCCACCCATTGCTGCTGAGCGTTCTTTAACAGAAAGAAAATGGTTTTCTGCAGCCTGAACATCTGTAACGTCTACGTCTCTAACATTATTTGTAAACTTACTTAGCCCAGCAAGCTTACTTTGCATATCTGCAAGCACACGGGCTGCTGCATCTTCTTTTAGGGCAGATCCAGATTGAATAATAATAGACTTTAGTTTACTAGAAAGATATTCATTCTTAAGTTTATCTAGATAGTATCCTGTTTCACCCTTAGTTTGTGCTGGTTCAAAATCTTTAAATCTTTCGACAAGGATGCCAACTTCTGGTACTGCCTTAAACTTATAGTAATAAGACTTTAGGCTTTCCCATATGTCTTTATGCGATGTAAATATATCATCAACATTATCGGCAAGCAGTGTGCTTATGTCTTTATTCTTGCATACTGCAGATATTAACTCTGCTTCTGTATTCATTCTGCTCCGCCTTCTACAAGCTTCTTAGTCGCCTCCCTGAGAGTACGACGGTTTTTAATATCTTTTTCAATCTCTATCTTTAAATAATCAATCTTGTCAAAATTATAGAAAAAGAAGTTTAATGGATGACCAGACTTGTTAGTTTTAAAGTAATATATCAAAAGCTCCTTAGCCCTATCAAACCCTACACTATCTATTACGTCTTGCATGGCCCACTTTTCACGAAACTTATTTATGCGTGGCTTTTTATTATATCGCTCTTTATATAGCGACTCATATAGGCCAATCAAAATGTATGGCTCTTTCTCATTTGCCACCGCTAAGTTCCTTTTCTACTTCACGAGTTTTTTCAATTAACTTTTCTTCTACAAACTTATATACTCTTTCAGTAGCCGTAGTTGCAGTTTCGCCAGATCTAACATCATCCTCTACGCCTATACCAATCTTAATACTTTCATAGTTGCCTAGGTTTCTAGTAAAGGAAAGGTCTACCTTAACTCTAGTTGTCATTTATGTTCCGCCTTTTTATGCCTAGTTAAAGTTTCGTGAGCAAATATGCCCCAACGAACTTCTATTTGCTTGCCACATATCTCACAGATAACTGACTTGCCTTTTTCCACTACTCCGCCTTCCACACGGGGACAAACCTTCCGTCCACGGTCTTAGTATACAATATTAAATTGTGTTTGAGAAGAGCCTGTAATTCTGAGCGTGAAGGAAGATCCCTTGTGCGCCCAGCATCAATAATATACTGATGTATGTCCAATATGTCCGATTCGCTAAGCATATACCTAGACCATTCGCTATCTGGATTACTAATTGGATAAACCTTTTGAGGTTTCTTTATCTTGCCCTGCAGGATATATTCCTCTATTGTTACCCTATGTCTATTTAAAACTTTTCCAGCTTCTATAAGACTATAAGCTTTTTCCATATTTTTTTCTACTTCGGAATAAGAATATAGTATTCTTTTTTTGTCTGGATAGCACCAAGCAATTAGTTCGTCTTTTGCACGACTTACCTTTATTACCTTATGAATCTTTTGGTTCAAAAAGAAATAGAGGAATTTCTTGCGTAGTCCCTGTCTGTTTTTTCTAGCCATTTTCCAAACGCATTCGTTTCTTTATTGATCATCCATCGCTTACCGCAAAGAATGCAGAACAATTCAGTGTGTAGTTTTTGAGAGAATACTCTATCAACAAAAACTCTACCGTTACATCTTTGACATTTCATCATAGCGAGAATAGTTTTCCATCTACAACGCATGTATAGTTTGGAGATATGTGAACCATCTGAATATGTGGATACTTGCCATTTTCAATGTGAGCAATAGCGAATCCCTTTTGCCAATCGTGGTGGGTTGTATACTTCATTCCATCACTCTTTTCGTCACACATATGCCCAATCTCATATCCTCGAAGGGTCTCTCCCTTACCGTTGTTTCTAAGCTCATATGTTACCATATGTGAAGCAATTCTGTGAGAATGTCCTCTAATCAAAGAAACTTGCATATCTTCCATGTCTTTTCTTACTGCACCGCCTGCTGCAATCGACATACCATGGTGTACATGGATATCTCCAAATCTTTTCTTAGGCAACTCATTATAATAAATATAATCATATCCCAAAGAATCTAACTTCCAAAGCATCTCTGGGGTCACTGCCTTCACATAGTCTGGCAACTTGGCATCTACATAATTAAAAATTCTTATATCATGATTTCCAAGCGCTGAGAAAAGCTGTGCATCTTTACCAGCAACTTTTCTATTTCTTTCATAAAATTCTCTAGCACCTTTAGCCTCATGCTCCATAAGTGGAACAATCATTTGCCCATTTTCGTCTTTATGCATTCTCAAAAATTCTGCAGAGCGACCTTCTGTATACTTACTGTAGCATGCCTGATCGTCTGTGTCTCCAAGAATATCAACAACATCTGGTTTAAACCACTTCATAACCTTAAACCACAATTCAATGGCCTTATCGTCTTGATATGGATACTGCTGATCTGACGATAGCATCCACTTTAAATCGTTTGTCATTTAAATTCCTTGCGTAAAAAAAGTCACGAAGTCGTGACTTAAAGGTTAAACAAATTGTAGCATATAAAACTAGGCTGTCAAGCCCCCTGAATTGCTATGTAGCTAATGTAGTAGCTTCCTCCAGGACCAGTTTTTGGCACTGGACACATTACTGAAAATCCATCTGTACCTACAGTTGTTGTAACAATAGATGCTGAGGGAAGATCTAGACCTTTTGCAATGTAAGCTTCGGCGGTTTTTGATGATATTCTTGTAGATATAATTACTGTTGGTGTTACAGAAAAGTTACTTCCCTCTGGAAATTTAATTACGTTTATGTTTGTTTGTCCAGCGGTTAGGCTATATGCTGTTCCAGAAGCTCTTGCAATAATCTTGTAGGGAATAACTGGAGTTACTGTACCGCTATTTCCAGTTCCAGATCCAGTTACCGTTGTTGCTCCAGTTCCAAATTGAGGTACCTGAGCTTTTAAAATATTAAAAGAGGTTTCTAATTCGCTGAGTTTAGCAGCATCAATTGGTTCTCCGTCAACAAATGGCATTATAGTTTTTCTCCTAAATCGTGTGCTGAAACTTCCGTCTCAGATACTTCTATCACTTTAGACCTGTCTAAACCATATCTAGTAAAAGAATCTGGGTCCACAACATGCCTTAGTTTATTTTGTGATACTAGATATATTCTACCATCGGCTATATTCTTGATCAAGGTTCCGTCCCTAAACCCAAGCTTGCCAGCCAATTTAAATCCAGACAAGGCACTCTCGGTTGCATCTACCGTAGTAAATGACCAAGAGTCTGCTGCCCTGCTAGAAATTAATTTGTATCTTTTGCCATCTTTAATCCAGTAGGTATCTTTGTCTGTTTTTACAGCAATACCTGAAGGAAAATTAGTTGGCGAGGTTATCGAGCTTTTCTGAATAGGCTTCCGCCAGTTCAACCTTAGCATCTTTTTCTTTCTTTGCGTTATCTATTTGCTCTAATGCTCTTGTATAATCTGCACGTAAAATAGCAATTTGAGTCTCATAGTTTGAAACTAGTTCGCCCATTCTTTGCTGAAGTGCCATTATAACTAATTCGGCTTTATCGGCCATATTGATTTCCTACTATTCTGTTACTTCTGGAGTCAAAGAATCTCTTTCTTCAACGAGTGCTGCTCTCTTTGCAGTTGCTGCTGCAATTCTAGTATTAATATTAGATACTTGCCCAGCATCTGCGTTAGCAGTTGCCTGAATCTCTAATAGGTCAAGTTGCAATCCATAAAGCCCATAATCAACGGACTTAATGTGCTGGTTTACTATTCCAAGCTTTTCTTCATTTGTTAGTTCAATTGTCATATTAACCTCCTTCCCTATTATACCACTGGATACACTTTTTTCAAAGCAAAATCTATACCAGCAAATACTTGATATTCTTCTAGGCTTCTGGCTGAGCCTAATGCATACTCTCCAACTACCTTATTTTCTATAATTCTAGCCAGCTCGTACTTTGATTTAATATCTATATCCCTAATTAGATTAGGAAAATCTTGTCCTACTTGCCTTCTCTGATTATTTTTACCCTTAGCCTCATCGTAGTATAAGTGATATATGTTTTGTTTTTTTGGAAGGAGCAAGTCATATCCGTGGGTGTATAGCCTTATAGCAGTAAGTATCTCTTCTGCCCAAAAGTACATATCTTTATTTGGCTTAATAGATGCAATTCCTCCATCTGAAAATATAGAGCCACCAGAGACAGATCTAGTAAAAATGTTATTAGTTGGATTGGCGACTGCACGTTGATGCGGAATATAGTCTCCGTCCATAAAGCTGAGGTCTTGAATAAAGTCTGTATAAGAAACATTTGTCTTATCGTTTAAAATATTAAGGCCATCTTCATTGTATTCATATGCTCCAGGATAACAAGAGATTACTGGGTTTAGCCCTATATTTTTATAAAAATTGTAATTTTCAATTAATGACTCATCCCATCCTTCCTCGAAACGTGTGTGTGAATCAATTTGTAAATAATAGTCTTCTCCATCATATAGCTCATTGGCAATATGTCTTGAGGTCCCCTGCCCTAAATTATTTGGAGCCTCGCTAACCTCAATACGCACATTATTTAAATTAGGAACATTTATATCATTATCTTTATAATAAGAAAGATGTACCCCAAAATTTATATCATTATTTCCAGAGCTTTTATACATAGCGTCACGAATTGTTCTGCCGAGCTCATAGTCATGATAGGATGGAATTTGAACAAATACCGAAGCCATTACCACTTACCTATCGGACATGAGGCATGCTTAATTTTTGTTTTCATGGCCATAAAGCATCCACATTTTTTGCATTGTTTTGTCATATTAATTAATTCTGGACATGACAAACAAATAGAATATCTCTGATCTGCGACCTCTTCTTCAATACGCATATCTGGATTTAACATGTCCCAAGGTCTTGCATCCCTGTCTACTTCTGAAATAGGGCTGGATGCTTGCTCAAGCTCTTGTTGCTTCTTTTCTTTGTATAGCTCCCACTTAGTTTTTTCTGTCATTCCATTTCTCCTGGCAATATAAATTCTCCATTAATATACTTCCATCCTGGAATAATATATTCTGCATACTTATCTGCTTCTGTATATCCTACGGCTCTCGCATTTGATAGCAATATAGAATATATCATTTCGTCACAAGCTAGGGTTTCAACCACCTCGTTATTTTTAATAAGATCAACATAGTACTCTTCTCCATCTTGTGGAATGCTGGACTCTCTAAATTCTTCTACGGTTTCCATAAAATCGGAGAACCATCTATCTGTAGCCATGGTTTCTACAACCTCAGAATCAATAATAAATGCCAGCGGCTTTCCGCCCTCGATGTTATTGTCTACCCGATTTTGTTTTACGCCTGGAGTAGACCAATTTACCTCACTATATCTAATCATATCAATATTGTATCATTTCAGGACAATTCTGTAAAGAGTATATTAAATATAACATATAGTTCTAGTTCCAGCGCTATTTGAAGTTGCAGCGCATTGCCCAACAAATCCACATACGGACCAGTTGGCACTTGATGAGTTATTTACGTCAAATGTATTACAGTTCCACCTTTGAATTTTATTTACAGTTGGGCAGCAGGAGCCTGAAGTAGTTCCACTTAACGATCCACTTCTAGCAGAACCAGTTGGACAACACTGGGGGGAATAGTGATATGAACCATAGTCTGTGTAAACACATGTACATGACGTAGTAGTTGTAGTAGTTGTAGTAGTTGTAGTACATGTTGGAGGAGTTGAAGCTGATGGGTATGATCCAGTATTATTATAAGAACACACTATTCTATATTGATTACATACCACTGCAGATTCATCAGAATTTGCAATATATTGTTCATCTGGCAACTGATTACTATAATAATTAATAGAACAATACCATCTGGAAACTGGTGTTACGTATCCGCATCTTCCGTCGGTAAACACATATGAGCCATATGTTACAGTTGGGGCGCAGGCCGACTCACTGTAATCATAGCTGCTTCCATCCCAATTACCACCTGTAAGAATTTTTCTTCTATAATATGTTGTAGTTATATCTCTGTTATATGTTCCAGAGCATTCATAAGTAGTGCTTGAATACCATACTTCACATGGACCGTATGTTGTTGTTATAGGTGGAGTATAGCTAATTGTGCTTTCAGCATAAGTTCCTGTTGGGAATCCATTGCTATCTAACGGACCATTGTAAACTCTTAATAAAATAGTTGCGCTAGCTCCAGAATAAACCCTAAACAAAGACCCGCCATTTGTTTGATTAGTAGATGTTTCAGTTGTTCCATAATCAGTATAGCTTGCAACACCTGTTTGAGTTACCGTACAAGAAAATGATGATTGATTTGTTGAAGTCCAACTTACTGTTACAGTAACAAGCTGGGAGCTTGTAGTAGAGGGTGCAGATGCAGATAAAGAGGTAATAGTAGGATTTGCTATCTGTGCCCTAGTTCCAGTAACTCCACTAGACCAAGCGGATACCCCTGAACTGTTTCTAGCTCTTACGTAATAAGTTCTACTTGAGCCAGATCCTATGCCTGTATCTAAATACGATGTGTTATTTCCTGGAGTAAAATCTGGAGTGTCTGAAGGTGATGGCGTAACCCCGTACCAAAGTTCGTAACTAGTTGCTCCAGATACGGCATTCCATGTTAAAAGAACTCCGTCTGTTCTAGTTGTTGTAGCAGAAAGCCCAGTTGGAGTTGAAGGTGCGGAGCCTATAGTTATTGTTCTAGTTCTAGTTCCTCTAGAAGTATCTCCCTGTGGAATTGTATAAAGTGTTGCTGTATATGTTCCAGTATTACTATATTGATGTGTAACTGATGAAAAAGATGGGTTAACTGTATTTGTAGAATGATTTATTGTTTCAGGTGTGGTCCCATCTCCAAAATCAATTATGTATGATCTAGGATATGATGAATAGCCAGATGGATATGATACCGCTGAACCAGAAAATGTAACTGTTAATGGAGATGCTCCAGTTGTTGGAGTTGCATTTAATGTTGGAACTGTTGATGGTGCTACCTCAACTACTGCTCCAGCATCCCCTACTGCATATATAGAGTTTGCTCCCAAGTCTACGTTTCCAGTAAAAAATCTTCTTGTTCCTGTTGAGGTTGCTGCTGTACTTAATCTAAACTCATATTGATATCTTGCTTTTCCGCCATCCCATGTAGGTCCAGAAGCAAATGCGTCGGCATTTATAAATACTCTATACCTAACTGTAGCAGTTGTTCCATTTAATGTTACCGAATATGGTGTGTTTAAATCAAGGGGCCAGTCTGTAGATGAAATTAGAGCCCCTGTATCAGATCTATAATAATTACCATTTTGCGTATTATATATTCTGGGCTCAAGCCTATAACTTGTTGAGGCGCTAGCATCTGCAACGGTTAAATAAAAATTTAAAAATCCATCTGAAATTATTCTAGGTGCAGAAAATACATAACTTGGACTTGTAGCCGTACCTAGTTGATCTGGTAATAAGCTGTTATCTAAAACAGTTTCTCCACGCTCATCTCTAACAGATACTGATGTTATTGCAGGTTGATCTCCGCTTGTTGCATAAAGGCTTACAGGATTGTTATAATGATCTGTGTTGGAATTTGCCATTACCAATTCAGCAATAATATACTCTCCAGGATTTAAAGGATTTGTTCCCACGCTAAGCTGGCTATCTATTTCCCAAATGTCCGTAGTGCCTGTAGATATTTGAAAAGTAGAGTCATAAGATCCTGCTACAGTATCGTAACCATTATCAATATATATTGATTTTAATAATGTTCCTCCTGGAGACTTACTAGTATTTCTCCACCATTTTAACATTGCTGGACTAGCTGAGCCATAAAGATATGGCCTTATCCACCATCCCCATCGGACCTTGGCATTTATTTGTAATATATCAAGATTAGAAAATCCACTTTGCCCAGAAAGTACTAGTGTGGTTTGTACTGCAGGTCTTCTCTTAATAACCTTAATTGGTGGTGAATATAATTCTGATGAACCAGAAGAGTTTGTAGCAGTTAGTTCATAAAAAATATAATATCCATCTGCAAGGTCTCTATTTTCTTGTGTTGTTGTTGCAAAATCTATGGTGTCATTTCCAGATAGTGTAAATCTTGTACCGTTTCCACTTCCATCTACAGCACAGCGTATTCTTCTACCAGATACAGTTGTAGGCTCTGCTGGCAAAAATGATCCGTCGTTTCCCCACAACTTTAATATCGTTCCGCCAGTATCAGAACTTGCAAATAATTGTGGGCTTGTAGCAACAGATCCATTATATCCGCCAAGTCTTATATTTATAGGATCATTAGGGTCTGGTGCTGGATAATCTTTTGGCCACATAACAATCCAACCATTTATTGTTTTTGCAAAAACTTTGGTTGCCGACTTCCATCCTTCAGATGTTTTTGCCCATACTTTTTTAGCGTTTGTTGACCAGGTGCTAGTTCCTATTTTAGCGTATATTGGCATTTATGTTCCTAGTATGTAATAAAGATGTCGCCAACATATCCCGTTGTGGAAGATGGAGTTGATGTTGTTTGTTTAATATAAATATTTCTTACATAAGCTCCAGTTGTACCACTTGGATATAACAATGGGGCTCCTCTTCTTAATCTCATTCTTCCTTCTACTGTTATGTATGGTCCTGTTGGGGCAACAGTTGAAGTTCCTACGCTTGCGCTTGTGTCTCCAAGATATAAGCCTTCTGTAAATTTTAAAGAAGATTTTGTATTAGAAAATATTGCAGACTGTGTTCCTCCAGCTATAATTTCTGTATACCCAGATGCAGTAGTGCTTTCTAGTCTAAGCATTGTATTTGAAGAGATTTTTCCATTTGCTAATGTCAGTATTGGTGTAAAATTTTGATTTCCTGATATAGATGTTGCCCCACCAGTTATTCCGTCATTTGATTCATTTAAGTCAGAATCGCTTGCTATTGTTAGTCCACTTGATGTAAATGTATCAGAAACAGTAATTAATGCTCCACCAATACTACCGCCAGTAATGCTTGGAGCTGAAAGCGATATATTAGAAAATACTGTTCCATTAAAAAATGCATCTCCACCAGAAGTAAGCCTAAAATTCTTTGCTGATATTCCGCCAGTATTTAAATTAATTGCAAGTCCTGTGGTTGAAAAATCTGATCCATCTGCAGTACCAGTATGAGATCCGCCTTTAATAATACCAGTTGTTATTTTACCACCATCAATTGTGGTAACGTTACTCATATCAGTTTTAGCAAGTCCAGCCACGTCTGTTGCAGATGCATATCCAGTAATTACGGCTGATTTCATTATAACCGTTCCGTCTGCTCTTACGTAGAAATTAGCATTTGTATCTCTTGCTCCACCTGCCCAGAACACAATATCTGTTGCAGCATTTGTATTTGGGGTTGCAATTCCAGCAGTATATGAAGTACTTGTAAGTCTAATTTGTGCATTAGATGAATCTAGAGTAACTGTACCATTATTTGAAGTTTTATTTATTGTACTGGAGTTTACATTCCAGCCACCTATGTTTGCGCTTGCTGTAGTAAGAAGACCAGTAGAACCATCAATTGTTGTTATACCATTTGTGGTTGATGAATTAAATGTAAGGCCTAAATTATTTAATATATATCCAGCACCGTTTAATGCACCTTGTGGGGTAAGAATACCAGAGTATAGAGATCCACCAGATGCAATAGATACATTTCCGCTAAATGTGCCCTGCCTTGCTGTAATATTTCCATCTACCGCAAATGTGTTTCCATCCCATTGCAAGTAGTTGCTTGTGCTTCCACCAACCTTTAAACGTGCACTATTTGAAGCATTAATGTACCAATAGTTGCTTGCATCAAAGTATAATCCTTTATTTGTAGAAACTCCACCAACTCCAACACCGAACTGGAATGGTCCACCCGATATATAGTTAGATACCGATGGGGTTCCTGTAACAGTTACATCTGGTCCAGATACGTATGAAGTAGACGTATTATTATATTCATCATAGGTAGCAACAGCAATTTTGTACGTTGCCCCTATTGCAAGTCCACCTAGCCTATACGTAGTACCAGGCCCTGGAGAATCTACATAAGAAAAAGTTGTATTATTATCATTACTAAATCTAATTCTGTATCCACGAATTCCTCCGCCAGTTACTGCTGGCCAAGATATGTCTGCGTATGCATTAAATCCTAAATATCCACTAGTATCTATGCCGCTAGTAATAGAAACAGATGTAACGTCTGCTGGCCCAGCATTATCTACTACAACTGGGCTTGTTGGTTCAACTTGAACTGCGGCTCCATATTCAGCAAAAGATCCTAGGTTGTCTGAGAATCTAGCACGTACCCAGCGCTTATTTGTATTAGGTACAATTACTACGGCTGGGTTAGTAGAACCAGAAAATATTTTTGCATATCCTGTGGTTGGTGCTGTAGTGGCTGACGATTCAATTTCTTCAATTTCTATTTTGTCAAAGGTGGCATTTGTTGGAGTTGTATACGAAACGCTATACCCATTGCTTATTGGCGTTGCTGTAATGGCTGCCGCTGGAAGATTATTAACATATGCAGTTGCAGGAAATGTAACTTCAGAACTTTCATTTCCGTAAATATTTACAGTTTTTACAGATCCACTAAATGATGTTTGTGGAACTCCAAATCCTGCTCTGTTTTGAGACAAACTAAGTGCAAATGATTGTGAGGAGCTGCCTGGAACTCCTGGAACATCGTATACTTTTGATACACCGCCTGCTGTAAGGGTTACCTTATAATAACTAAAAAATTCTTCAGATGAGTTATGTGTAAATGGTAAAGTAAAGTTTGTGCCTACCCACGCTGGAGCTAGTCCAGTAGGCAGTGTGTTTGGAATTAATTTTGGTGTTTCAAATTGTGCTGTGCTAAAATCTGACTCAGATCCGTCTACTGCAACTACAGTTAATTTAACACTATGTGCTCTAGGAGGAACTGCAACCCTTATTGTTCCAGCTGATTTTAAAGATCCAACAACTCTATATGGAGATCCAATTAGCGTTTCATCCTTTACATATACGTTTATTCGATCAAATGCTTTTGTATATGCCTGTCCAGCTGCATCTAATCCATTCCAGGTAATATTTAATATTCCGTTAAAATAAGTAAGATCTGTATTTAAAAATTTAGGTGGAGCTAAAGTTGGTATATCTGCAGTAGTAAATCTATACTTTGGAGAAAAATCACTAGTAGTTCCATCGGCATAAACCCATTGAAAAGTAATATAATGTGGAGTATCAATTTTTAAGTCAACAGCTTTAAAATTAAAATAATCTTTATTAGAGTCTGGTTGCTGAACAACCTGAATATCTGCTGGGTTATTTGCTCCTGTGGCTTTAACTAGATCTGACATTAGAAGCCTAACTGCATCTTATATTCTATATCGACCTGTCTACCAGAAGTTTTATAAATAATATCTCCCCCAGTTAAAACTGATCTGCTTATTAATCCGTATGATGGGTCAAACGTGTCCTCGTCATTTATTCTAAGGCCATCAAAATATACAGTAGTAGTTCCGCCTGCATTAGCAGTTATTTCTATACCAAGCTTTATAATATTTGAAAAGTCTGGTGGAGTTGCTGAAGTATTTGAAAATAAAGACTCTAATGAAATAGATTGAATTTTATCTGGTGTAGACCCCATAGCTTCTGGCGTAAAGTCTACATAACAATATTGTGTTGCTGAACTATAGAATTTTACTCTAATTTTAGAAATATTATTGTCTTCTTTTTTATAGGCTAAAGATAGACTATCCTTTATACTGTATCCAGATAAATCAAAGTTATTTAATGCAACCAAATACTCTTTTGATGTAGAGGCTGGCGCTTGAAAGAAAACCATATTCTCGCCAATCTTTGAAGTAAATGTATCTGAATTTATTCTAAGTCCAGGATTATAACCATTAGAGTCTTCCCATAAAATATTATTTTCAAATGATGTTATAAATTTACTATCGTACTTAACCTGTGAAGCTCGTCCAGATGGATATAGCCCAACTTCTGAAATTACTCCTGCAACGTCCTGTGGAATAGTTCCTTGAAAAATAGCAATATATGAAAACACTGGGTCGCCATCAATATCTGTTCCAGTCTGAGAAATGTCTATACTTCCTAAAGTTATAGGGACCCTATAAAATTCAAATGCTAGCTTCGTGTCATTACCCTTTGAATTAGGAGCAGCGTTTCCAATTCCCAAAGCCAATTCTTTACTTGTAAAATCAGCATTTCCTGCTAAATAAGAAACAAGGAATCTCTTACCAAATTTTGTTATCATGTTAAAGTTATCCTCGCATTCATTCCTTTTAATTCAACTCCGCTTGAGTTTTTAATTTTTACTACAACTGTTGCTGTTGGAACTCCAGATGCGCTGTATACAACTTGATTTGAAACAATAGATATGTCTGAAAGCTGTGGAACACGTTTAGTTTTTGCAGTTGTACTATCGTCATCATCACCTTTATTAGAATCATTATCTTTTACTGTAAAGGAAACAAGATCGTCTAGCTCAACTTCTTCGTCTTCTAGATATAATGGAGAAAGATAAAGTGCTGTTAAAGAGTTACCCGCAAGTTCACGACCTATGGACGGATCTAGATCAGATGCTTCCTTTGAAGTAGAGTAATACCCAATTCTGCCACCAGACGTAAGTCCAGTTTTAGATATTCTAGGTTTTTTAGGTGTGGTTGCCATTTTTTTATTATACCATTTAGTTAACTATAAATAGATCTAGCCGAAATGGTAGTAGATAACCCCCCATCAAATGAATTATCAACGTTTGTAATAACAAATTTCTGTGTTCCGTCTAGGTTATTTTTTGGATAGTTAATTGTTATTACATCACCAGGCTCTAATACTGGATTTCCAAATACTTCCATAGAGATGGACAATTGTTGCTTAGACCATTGATTTTTAATCCAAGTAAATAATGATTTTGCGTCTCCTTCATTTTGAATCCAAGTAGATTCAAATGAGGCTGGCTCAAGATTTGTAAACTCATTTGTTGTAGACTCAGTATATTCATGCTGTCCAGTTATGCTCACAAAATCACCTATGACATAAAAACTATGAGCTCCAGATTGTAATGGTATAAATGTACCAGCGTTATTAATTACAAATATCTCAGCCCCATGGTTAGTTAATCTAGATCCTAAAACTTCAGCAAACTTATTAACACCCACTGTTGCATATTTTGGTATGCCAGCGGTCTGTGCATAATTAACTTTAACACGCCTTAACTCTCTAGCTACTGTGCCAAACTCTTCTATGTATGCATTTTTTACAGCTGGGGTTCCAGAGCTATTAATTAATTTCTCTCCATATGCAAAACTTAATGTCTTTGATCCATAGTGTCCAGTATATATATCTGATATTAAAAACCCGTTATATTGAGATTCTTCTAATGGAATGGCATATATATAGTCGAAGCTTATTTTAGTTAACGATGAAAATAAAGACATACTGGAGGTTACTGGTATGGCCTTCTCAAGAGGGCCATCTTTTACGTTTGTTGAGTATTCGTCTACTGCGGATATTTTAAATCCATTAATATACACATCTATAATAGTTTGCGTTGCAGACCTTTTAACTTTTATATCTAACTTATATGATGATGACTGAATAACTCCGCCATATAGTTTGCCAGCCTTGCCTTCTTGGCTATCTGTTAGCTTTTTTCTATTTCCATCAACACATTTAAAAATTTTAACCGCCTGATCTTTTGTATCTCCAAAAGATGAGTCTGTTTTAATCTCTATAAAGTATCCAGTTTTTCCTTGGTTACTGGTAAAAAATCCTAGACCGCCAGCAGAAACAGGAGCTTTTGTAACACTGTCAAAGAAGAATCCTGCGCCGAAAGAATAGTGTGAATAAGACGTAGGTATGTTAACATTCTTTTCAATTAAAGATATTGATCCTTTATCCTTATCTGGATTGCTAACTGATAAAAGAGACCTTGAAACTGTCCTAATTCCAGCAGCTGCAAATGAGCTACCAGTTGGAACAGATTCTCCAGAGTTTCCTAAATCTGGGGAATTAGTTGGATTTGAACCATCTGAAACAGATGCTACATTTGCTGCCTTCGGCATTGTAAATGGGAAATATTTATATTCTCCATAAGTACCAGAACCGTTTGCAAGAGAGTGTGCTCTTATTCTCAAACAATATGTTTTTCCTGCAGTCAATCCGCTAATTGTTCCTAGATTAATATTTTCTGTAAAAGGGAAAAGAGTATAAGATGCACTTGATGCCTGTATATACTGTGGCAAAGATAGAAGAGTTGTCATGTCTGCAACCGCCCCTGTATAGGATCCTGGATTTGCGTCTGGTGGTAATACCAACCAAACCGCTTCTGTTTCAGATGATGTTGTAACTGTCATCCATGGAATCTCTAGGCTTGCTGGATTAACTGCTGTTGGAGAAGTGTATCCCCCATCCCATTCATACCATAATGGCAACTGTGGACTCATGGTTTCCAAACCACCTTCCATTCATTCCAAGAATTAACTATACTCTCGGCTGCGGCATAGTGATCAACAATCTTTGTTCCAAATGCCCCTCTTTGTTTAATTTTATACTTACCACTTGGCTTAAAGTTTTCTGAACCAGATACTGCAAGACCACGGTATTTAAGCTCATCCCCTTGTGCTTTAATATCAATATATTGCCAAGTATTTGTTGAGTCTAAATACTGGAATTGAATTGCTTCGTACTCTATAATCTCAGCATCTATAACTAAATACCCACTATATGAATATAAGGTTGTTCCTAATTCTTCTATATTTAAAACTGATGGACTCATAAAAATATATGATCCTGCGTTAGAAGATGCTGGAAGATCTCTGTCTAAGGCAAATGCTCCTAAGAAGTATGGATCTGATCTCCATAAATCTCCAGAGCTTTGATCATAGCTGGAAGTAGAAACGCTATTCCAAAATACTTTAACTTGATTTGCAGATGCAAGCTCATCCTTGGATAGAGATAAAATATTAGATAAATTTGATCCAGATGTTTCGCTTCTAAAATCCCAATTAGATGTTGCAGACGAGTCAAACAAATACTCTCTTGTATAAAAATTTAAAACATTATTGTATGAGAATACTGCCGTCATTTGAGAATCCCTACATATCTCTTGAAGAGCTTCCCATACAGTTTTATTATTTTCTGTCCACCAATATTGTGGAGAAAATATAGACTTATCTGGCTCCGATGATGACTTGCTATAAATTCTATAGTTAGTAAATCCTACTCCGTCTAGCAGTCTTCTAATAATTGCCGTTGCTGAATACCCTTCACATAATATCCCTGGGCTAAAAATTTCTTGCAATACTTTTGCTCCGTCAAGTGCAACTAGAGAGATGTCTCCATATTCAGATATGGACCATGTGTCTAAGAAAAAAGTACCTTGCTCTAATAGATCATATGCTCCCTTAGAATCAGACTTTGCTCCACCAGAATTATATAATTTAATATATGGATTAATTTGTGCTTTTTTGTATAGATAAACTTTGCCTGAATTAAATGCTTGAGTTTTATCAAATGCGGTGACGGTTCTATCTGATTCATATGAGACAAGTGACATTGCCAATGAGTTTGCAGAAATTCTTCCTACTGGTAGAAGATCTTCTGTGCTTGTTGAAGATTCTTTTGCAATTGAAAAATTAACCACTCTATCTGATATATCGATATACCATCTTGGAGAAAGTTCAATTAAGCCAGTATATTTTCCAGAAACTCCAGACGTTGTAATTTTTGTACTGGTTAAACTAACTGGAGGGGCGACTGTAGATGGTTGAGTGGTTGACCATGAAGTTCCATTATAATAAATTGTTACTGTTCCAGCATTATAGTTTTTGCTGCCACTTGTTGTAAATGGAACAATGTCTGCGCTTGTACCTGTAGCAAGTTGTGATCCATTTCCAAATATAGTCCAAGTAGAGGGGGTTGAATGAGATAGCTCAAATCTAGCAACTATCTTATTTGTTAAAATAGTCTTAGGGTATGTAATCGTAACATCTAAACCTAACCCAATTCCAGATACATAATACTTATAATAAGTATCTGCTCCTGGATAATATAGCCTAAAGTCTTTTGAATAATCTGTTGTCTTGGGGTCTCTATATGATGATGTAGCAATATCTCCAGATATGGCGTATTTAATTCCAGCCCCATATGGTCTAAATGGTTTCACTATAGAATCTATAGGAAATAGTTTTTTAAATGGGGTATATGAATTTCCAGAGGAATCTGTCTTGGTAATATCCGCTCCAGTAACTACCACATTATCTACTAAAGAGTTCATATTATACTCAATAGTACAGTATTGATCCAGGGTTGTGGATACAGACTGCTCTAGGGCATTCTTAGCTGCTGAGGTTAAAGGAATCATTAGACCTCATCCAGTGATAGGGACACGTTCCAATGCGGCTGTAAGCCTCTTTTAACAACCGTAAAGCTACAGGATGAGATAACCACAGCATAGGCCTCAAAACCCGCTGTAGACTGATCTAGGCCCGTTTTAGCCAGGTTTACCCTTATGTTAAAGCTCTGCTTTCCTTCGTCTCCATAATAGAAGGCTCTAAGGTCTTCAGCACCCCATCCTCCATCTACAGTAAGGTCTCTATATGAAGGCAGCATATCCCAAGAAAGCTGGAATTTTCTTTTATCAGCAATATGGTTTTTTCTTAGCGTTCCGTTAGATGTTCTAACGACCTTTTCAATTCTTTCTGTGGATAATTCCAGGGCTTGTCTATTATGCTCAGTTATCTTATTCCATGTTTTAACAGTTCCAGCTGGGGTTGCCAAAAGATCCTTTGCCTCTATTAAAAGGATAGACCCTCTAGGTAAAAACATTGCCATTAGTAAACACCACCCCCAAAGGTTCTGACTCTTCCTTCTTTAGCACCAATTAAAGCCAGCTCGGCCTTGAATGCTTTAATTATATCATTTGTAGTTACGTTTGTGCCATTTAAATCAATATCAATATTATAAACATTATTATTATATGAACTATTTACTGAGCCTGGGGTAACTGAACTTACAACTCCTGCACCTATATCATATTTAGGCCCAATTAAATTATTAGGAATTATCTGTCCTCCAGATGAAGGAATAAATAATTCTGGGCCACGCTCTCCAACTAAGTATGGTTGAGAGCTAGTCATTCCAGATACTCCAGATACTGCACGTTTGATATATCCGCCCATTGCTTTTCTTACTGCCCTAGGATTATTTAATCTAGAATCAAATCCTGTTTTTACATTATAGGTGGTTCCGTTTATGTTAAACTGTTCTCCAGCTTGTAACTCTTGAGATCTTATTACTAGCTCACGAGCATTATCTTTAAGGCTTCCATCTGGATTAAAGAATCCCTTAGACTTCATTTCTGCAGCAGAACCAGTGTCTAAATACTTATTATACTTTCCACTATTTAAAGCTTTTGTTAAATCTTCAACAGTTATTGATTTTCCTCCAGGACCCCCCTTAGCCAAAATATTATAAATATCTGATAAAGTATTATATGGTCCCTTACCCATAACAGAAGTTGCATAGTCAGTCATTCCCTTAGACACTTCTTTAATTTCTTTTAGTGCGGATCCTTCTGGAACTACACCCGCTGGTATTTTACCCCTACCGCCGACTCTTCTCAAATACTCTTCATTTGTTTTACCAGTTATAAAGTTTCCTTCTGCATCCTTTTTATAGTCATAGATAGGATTATTATTTTTATCTTTTTTACCTGTATCTGTTCTTTCTAAAAATTGTCCATATGATGCTAGAACTTTTGGATCAGATTTAGCTGCAGTAGCAATAGAATTAAGTGCATTTGCAAAAGCTATCTTAAAATCTGATTTTTGAGCTTCGGTAGCTTTTTCATTAGAGGCTATAACTTGTAGCTTAGCTGCATTAGTAATCATAGAGCCTAACTCATTAATTGTCTTTATAGTTGTTCCGATACCAGCAGCTTTACTTTGGCTAGATTGAATTGCATTATTAACCTTATCTTTATATGCGGCATCCTTATCTAGCAAGGCTTGTTGCTTTTCCTCTTCTTTAGCCGCAACAGCATCTATATTATTTTCAGCTTTCTTTAATGCAGCTTCTTTTTGAATTTGTTGAATTCTAATTTGTGCCGCTGCTGCAGCATCTTTATCTCCACGAGCAACAGCTGACTGCAATTCAAGCTTAGCCTGCTGTATCTCTAACTCTGCATTCTCCTTATCAAATGTTTCTCTTAAAGCTTTTTTCTTGGCATCGGCACGTTCTCTAATTGCTTTTATTTCATTTTGAATATTTTTAATTGCTGCTTTGCTTAAACCAGATGCATCAATACTATTTTGCTTACCAGCTTTATTAGCCTTGTCATAATCTATTTGTAACTGGTTAAGTGCGGCACGAGCTTCTTCCAGGCCCTTAACTGTGCCCTTTGAAGAAAGAGCATCAATAGCTGCTGTATCTAACCCAGTCATAAATGTTGCTAGTGCTTCAGCCTGTGCAGAACTTATCTGAGAAAGATCAGTTTTTACTCCTTGCAATACTAATCTCCATTTAGCGTACATTCCACCAATTGTATCTGAACTATTTAATATAGCTGCAAATTCTGGTCTCTGTGCCTTTAATACCTCTAGTGTTTCTTTACCTAATTCGTTGTTTTTTATACCAGACTTTGTCATTCTTTCAAATTGCATGGCAACTGCTTGAGACTCAGTTATTATTTTACCCGTAGCATCTTTTGTGCCGATCAAAGATTTTACTGCTGACTCTAAAGAGCTTATTGCTGTATCAACATTTGAAGCAAACGCCGAAGGATCTATACTTGAAACATCTTTTATATTTTTAGCTAGGTTTTCCATTACAAATCCAGCTGCCGACCCTTGATCAGTTATTCCATTAAACGCCCTTGTTGTAATTGCTGAGACTCCCATGCCAGCCTTGTCAGATGCCTCAATTAATGCATAAATTAAATTAGTAGCCTCTTCTACGCTCTGTCCGCTTGCAACCATTTGAGCCTTTAAATTTGAAGCCAGATCGTTTACCTTATTAGAGTCGATAGTATTAAATGTAGATATAAGCTCTGGCATATCTGTTTTAACACGCTCTTTAAGCTCTCTTAACTGTTGAATTGTTAAAGTAAGTCCAGTAACTCCAGAAGATGTATATGACTCAAAGTACGCTTTGGCTTTATCTGCTGCTAACTTTTGTTCTTCACGTAAAGATTTTATTTTATCTGTTAAAGATACGTAAGTTATACCAGCTTCTTTAGCACTTTTTTCAGTAATGCCAAATAAGTTTGTTTGTTCACGTTTTGTTTCAGCAATTTCTTTTCTCCAGTCAAAAAACTTTTTGACTACAAATCCAAGTATTGTTAATATTGCTCCTGGAATAGACCATGATTTTAAGAACATTCCAATATTTTTTACAACGCCCAATACTCCGCCTGCAGATTTTATAAGAACTCCCATTTTTGAAATTATCTGAACCACGGACTTAATCATTTGAGGAAGGAATCCTCCAGCGATAGACCCTATTAGAGAACCAGTTTGTCCACCAATTGCACCACCTACAGCGCCGCCACCAATTGATCCAGCTAATCCACCAATCATTCCAGTTCCCATAATTCTTCTTGGGGCTGGTCCTGGAAGTAAATCTCCGCCTTGATAGTTTAATGGAGATGATGCTTGACCTGGCCACATTCCCTGCATTCTAAGAGCAGTAATTGGTCCACCACCACGGTTATATCCTGGAACCATACCTCCAGAATTCATTCCAATTATTCCGCCACGATTTCTCTTAGGCAGTCTTGCTAAAGCTCCAGAAGCTGCTCTTCCCGCTGGAAGCAACATAGGTAAATTTCTAGCTGCACCAGCAAGTACAGTTCTTACTCCTGGAAACATTCCTTGAATTTTTTTAGAGACTTGAGGCATTTTTCTTTTAGCAACTATTGATGCTATAAGTGTGCTTGCACGATTTGTTCTTTGAGGAAAGAATCTGTCGCTTGTGCCTCTTCTAGGATTATATACTCTGGCCTCCCCAGGTTTTTTTAATGCATTTAGTCCAGCAATTGCCTCTGGATTTCCAGACTTAACTACTGCATCTGCAATTTCATCACCAATTATTGCTGCTCTTAACTTTCCTTTAGATTCATCTGCAGTATCTGCTAAAAATTTTGCGCCTTTTGCTTTTTCTAAACGTAGTCTATCTACTATTTGCTTATCAATAGATTGAGCAAATCCAATTCTTTGATCCATTGGGATACCCATATCTGTCATCATTGCTTCGTATGCAATCATTGGATCATGTGTTACTATGCCTCTTGCAAATTTTGGATCTGCCACTGGCTTGCCCTCTAAATACATTATGGCCTTATCAATATCTAAATTGCCGCTATTAGTACCTTGATTAAAGAACTTATGGTATCCAGCAAAAAATGAACTAGAAATTTTTGTTCTTGAGTCATTTACTTGTGAAGGATCAAGCCCAAAGGTGTTCATAATTTGTGCCTTTTCATGACTTGTCATACCTGAAGACATTATTGCATCTGTTAAATGAGCCAACTCTCTTCCACTATATCTTGATTTAATTGCTGATGATGAGCCAAAATTATACATAGGCCCAGAAGAACCCTGACCATTAATAGCTTGTAGTAATGGAAGGTTTTGTTTTGTTGACTCTGCATTTACAACAAACTCTCCTGGTGTGAGCATTGCTGGAACAACATCTGCATTTACATTAGGTCCAGGAACAATATTTCCATCGTTCATTGTATATACATATCCGCCAGAGTTCATCTTTTTTGGAATTGTTGTTTCAATATTATATCCTGCGCCAGATGTTCTTACTCCCAATACTCCAGCTACTCTATTTATAAAATCTCTTGTCTTTCCTTTTTTGAAAAGCTCTCTCATATTAGATTTACCTGCAGGATCAACTACTGGCTGATTTAATGTTGGAACCATTGTTGGATTTATTGTTCTTCCCATAGAAGTTGCTTGTGCCTGTACTGATGAAGCAATCATTCTTTCTGTTTCTAGGTTAAGGGCAATAATTTTAGCCCTGGCTGCCTCAACAGTAATTTTTCCTGCACGAAGTTCTGCAACAATTAGGGCTGATTCTCTAGCAGCATTATCTGTCAATTTAGATACGACTGGAAGAATGTCGTCAAACTGAGTCATAAATTCTTTATTAACTGTGCCAGTTGCAACAATAGTTTTCTTTAATTGTTCTATTTCTGCCTTTGATTGCATTCCAAGAGTAGCCATCATAGCATGCCATCTTGCTGCCTCTCCTGCAACAACTCCTGTTGAAACTCCCTGAACATTAGTTAATCCAGAAACATTTGGCAAAGGATCGTTCATATAAATTTGAGGGCTTTGACCAATCTTTTGATTTACTGGGCCAGATCCTGGAACCATTCCAAATATTGTTTGTGATAGCCTTTGCTCTTCTGTCATGCCAGCTCTTGCAACCATATGTGTACTTGATCTAGATCCGTATGGCCCAGCTAAAGGATGATTAGGGTTTACAACTCTTCCGCCTGCCCCCATAATTAAATTTCCACCCATTGTAGATACTGCTGGGCTTACACCAATTGCTCCAGATTTTGCTTTTGATTCAAGGACTGCAAATTCATCAATTAGGTTTCTTAGGGCTTGTTGTAATACTGCCGCTGCTTTAGCGTCACTATAAAATGTTTGCTCTACAAGTTTGCCAGCTTTTTCTGCAGCTAGCATTTCTGGAGTTAGATATTTCCATCCTTCTCCACCTTTAAAGAATGCTTTCATATGGAATATTCCCTTTAGAATATATCCAAAGAAGTTAGCCAGAACACCAGTTAACATAATAAATGGACCAATTACTGCTGTAACTCCGCCTAATAGTGCCATAACTTGCTTTACTGGTCCAGGAAGATTATTTGCAAATTGTAGTACCTTATCTATAACTTGTATAAGGGTTGTATTAATTGTTAAAAATTGCTCTCCGACTTCTGCAAGAGATGCCTTCAGGCTTTCTAGCGCTCTGCGATATTTACCAGATGCTGATTCTGTAACTGCAGATAACTCTCGACCAGCTACAGCGGCAAGATCGTCTGATGAGGCTTTCATTAAATCTAATACCTTTAATGTTTGGCTTCCCTGTCTTCCTAGGTTTTCAAATAATGCGTTAAGTCTTGAGAATTGAAATTTACCAAATAGCTGCTCGATTGCCTGCTGTTTTTGTAATGGATCTAATGAGTCCAGTGCTCCTTGAAGAGCCATAAGAGTTCCAGTTAAATTTCCAGCATTATTATTAACTATTCCTAGTAAGTCTATACCAAGGGTTTTAAATTTTCCTACAGCAACATCTGTTGGGTTAATCAAAGATGCAAGTGCGGACTTTAGAGCATTTGCTCCTTCTGATGCATTAATTCCGCCTTCACGCATAGCAGTTAAGTAAAGTGCAAGATCTTGTACGCTTCCGCCCAACCCTTGAATAACTGGACCAGCTTTTGGAATTGCTTCTACTAAGTCATTAAGAGTTGTAGATGTCTGGTTTTCAACTGCGTTAAGGAAGTTAATAGATTCAGATAGCTGATCTGTGTTTTGTTTAAATGCTGATTGAATTGCAAGAGTTGCCTTCATAGCCTCTTGTCTATCTACTTCACCAAGAACTGCAAGTCTTGTAGTTTCTTTAATTGAGCCTAAAAGCTCATCTCCAGTTTTTCCAGTTGCTGCAATATCTGCAGCCAGCCCAATTGTTTCTTTAAAGCTAACACCCATAGCAGCAGAAATTTCTTTTGCTGTCTGAGAGACTTCTTTTCTTACTCTTCCTAGCTCATCCGCAGAGGTTCCAGCAACATCGCCGTAAACCTTTGTAAGACGAACAAGTTCTTGATCTGCTTGTCTAAATGCATCTGCTGCTGCTTTACCAAATGCTGCAAGAGGTACCGTCAAACCTACTGTTAACTGACGACCAGCCCACTGGGTATTTTTACCCCAGTTAATAAGTTGTCCAGCACCATCTTGGATAACCTTATTCATAATCTGCAATTCTTGTCGTGCAATTGCAGTCTTATTCTTTACCTCATTGAGACCTCTTGGAACATGCACATTGAACTGCATAAGTCCTTGTGCATTTCTGCCTAGTGGTTGAAGGACAGCATTTTGTAATGCTACCTGTTGTTTTGCAAGGTCTCTTATTACTCCGCCAGTGCCTCGTGCATGCTCTCTAAACGTATTAAAGTATTGGTTTAACTTTAACTTTCCGCCATCTAAGTTTTTACCAAACTTTTCTACGTCTGATTGTAGGCTTACAAAGTGTGTTGAGAATTGACCAGTGCTTCTTAGTGTGTCAGAAAAAGACCTATTCATTACGGCAATTTGATTTGCCAACATCTTGTTAGAGTTGGCTAATTGCTCTTGTAATTTAGATAAGCTTGATGTAACCTTATGCACATCGGCAATAAGGGCTGAGAAGTCGGCATTAGCGACTATGCGTGTACTGATTGTTTCGTCAGCCATTTATCTCAAATTACTCCTTAGAATATCCTAGACCTGCTCCAATTCCAAAACCAGCTTGGGCTGCGAAATTGCCTTGCAGTGAAACCACATCGTTGCTAGTAGCATTTATACCTGCTGCTTTCAACTGTATGTCTTCGAAACTAGGACCTCCTTTTTTATCTTCTTCATATTCACCTATATCTACTCCCTTTAAAGATGCTTGGAACTTTCTTGCGTCATGTTCCTTTTTCTTCAAAGCCTGGAAAGTATTTATAAGTTCTGGCATTGATAAATTTTCTTCAAGTTCATCGTAATTTCTCCAATGTCCTAGAAGAAAAAGTTCTCCTTCTAAAGCGGCTAAATCTAGTTCTGACCAGCCAGAACCGCTGCCGCTAGTAGGTTTGGGTCGTCAAGTTTAATTCCTCCGCAAACTTCAAGGATGCGGTTCATTGTTGGAACATCTAGAGCATCTTCAAATGCATCTCTATCCGCTACCAATTCTGGTAGTTGCTTTTCTAGTGCAATTGCACAAGCATCAATAAGGATAGTAAGTGTCTCATCTTCATTTTGTGATGCACCTGTCTTTTGAATTGCTGTCATGAACTTACGAAGTTCTTTAATAGATAGCGGCTTTAGCTTTGCTGTTTGTCCGTTTTGTAGCTGTATTTCTTCTACATCATATACTGTTGTTGCCAATTTAATCCTCCTAGGATCTAGTCATAATCATTATACTAAATAGAATCTCCTAATACAAGCAGAAAGCCCCCAATTTCTTGGGGGCCTCCATAATTAATTACTTAATTATACTGCCAATACACGGTCAATAATCTTACCGTACTCTTGTCCTTCATAGCCGCTCATAGCGGTTGGAAGAAGACGGAATGTTACTGGGAATGTAGTTGGGGCTGATCTTGCCAATGTGAACTGTGACTGTTGTACAGAAAGAACACGACGTGCATAATATACACGCTCTACGCTAGATCCTGATGTAGTTGGAGCTTGTCCAACTGCAATTAGTTGACGCTCTGTTGGAGCAATACCAAGAGCACCAGCAGCCAAACCAAGAGTATTTTTCTCATTGGTTGTTCCTGGTGTACCTGTTTTAATAATTGTATTATTTTGTGAAATTGCTGTGTTGTTAGCTGGATCGTCTGGCTGACCGAAAATAACTAGAACGTTTTCTAGAGTACCTTCTGACATTTCAGTTGCGATCATAACCTCCATAGCAGACTTGAACAGCTTAGCTGTATCAAGCAACTGGTCAACAGTTACTGAATCGTATGTTGGATTGTATGTAATCTGCAAACCGTTGTTTGTAAAACCTACGTTTCTGTAATAGAAAGTACCAGAATCTTTTGCGTTAAGGGTATCTGTGTATGATACGCTTGTTGCAAATGCTCCTGCGTTGGTTGTACCTGGTTCTGAGTTTTCGTATGTAGCGTATCCTGATGTTGTTGAATCAATGTTTGAAATAAACAACGGAGATGCACCTACGAGAATGTTTTTAGCATTACCTGCGTTTTGTGCCATATTGTGTTTCCACCTCCTGGAATTCTTAAAATATTAAGTTGTTAAATTTTAAATCTTAAAATCTTGGCTGGCTAGGCCTTTCCTCTTGGTATAAGTTTATTGTATTTCGGGTAAAAAGGCAAACCCTAGAGGAACCTGCCCTGACCATCTGTTATTCTGGAATATTTGATCTCTAATATGACCTCTGCTGAAAAAAAGCCCTGAAGCTCTTCAGAGGGCGCTGTTGGGGATATATCAGCCACCCATATAGTATGGAATTTAAACTTATCTGATAAATCGTCCCATTTATTTATATCTCTTGCAGACTCGTCCATTCTTCTAAACTCGTCTGTCATATAATTTCTAATCTCATTAATCTCTGATATATCGGTTGAGTAAAGGGTAAATAATATTTGCTCACAACAGATTAGCCAGTTATCTTCATAGGACATGCCAATCTTATCATAGACAATATGCTTCTTCCCGCTCAAGAATTGATTCATCTCGGCTGCCTGTTGGACTGGAATAATTGGAACAATATTCTCATTCAGATTATCACTCCAGTAATCGTTTTCATCAAATATGTTTCTTGTATATAGCTGATTCCAAAGGTACTTTCTTAGTTCCAGCATAGCGTCTAGTTTGTAGTTTGCTGTCATAATGCACCTCCAAATGCTAATGATAATTCTGAGTCCGCCTGCGCCCTAATTGTATTAGGAGTAAAACTATATTGAACCTTTTTAATATTTGAAGGAACACTGAGTGCTTTAGTCATGCTTGAGTTAAATAGTCTTTGAAAGCCAGACTTTCTAATTGAAGAATTTACTAGCTGGCCACTAAAAAATCTAGAATGTGCCAATCCAAATTGGTTTCTTGCTGCCGATCCGCCAGGACGTTTTACTGTAACCGCAGCACCCTTTGGCATAAAGACAACTTCTCCATCATATTCAAAAACTAATCTATCTGCATTTTTTGGCCTAATAACTAATGGATTACCTTGTTCCATTATTTCTGCCTTATTTACAAACATATGTCTACGACGGCTTGTTGTTGACGGTACAAGTGATCGTGAGGGCTTAAATTCATAATTTACCCTAAAAGATAATCCTTCTTCAGATATTTTGTTTAACTTAAATAGTCTTGCTGACTTGTTTCCAGCCTTCTTCCATTCGTATACGTGATGCAAAGATTTGGGTCTTGTTCTTGCTAAAGCATCTATGTACTCTCCAAAGTCTTTATCTATCTGCTCAAATATCACTGTTGTAAAAGCGTGTTTAAATTGTTTATTAGTAGTAAGTTTTGATATGACAGAAGCGCTGTAATAGACATATGCTGATACCTGTGCAACCGTACTATCTTTTAACACACCATTACGATTGCCGTACATTAGTCTTTCAAGACCACTAGATGCCTGAACCAGAAGATTACTATTGTCCAATTTGCTGATTCTCCGATCTCTTCATAGATGAGTTATATCCAATGACTCTTCCAAACGGATCTGTAATTGGTGTTGTTCCCATTACTTCAAAAACTGTTGGAGTCTCTGTTGGAAAATTAATTTCTGTCCAAATAGGGTTGCCTTCTTGATCACATATATTAGTAACTTTTTCTCTAGTAATTAATCTATCTGTAGTTCTTACTTGAATAATTTGATCATTTATATACTTGTTGCTAAATATTTGTTTGTCGCTAGACCTTGTTGTTGCCGAGTTGCTAATTACGCCTTTAGCGTGACAACTAATTGTTTTATAGTAGTTCCAGTCCTTTTTTATAGCCCCAGTATCTGGGTCTTGAATGTCATATTGTCTATAAACATCCAACCTCATTGATAGTACTGAATCAACAAGGTTATTCATTAGAGTAACATCACCTGTGAAACTACATAGTCTGCTAGCAGTTGATCTGCATATAGATTACCAGTCCCAGATGATACTCCACCAGCATATTCGAAATCCCAGTCAAATGTGGATATCTTCTTTATGTACTTATTTTTCCAGGTTATGTCTTTTGAGAAATAATCTTTCATTAATTCTATACATGCCAATTCAACATCGTCTGGCACTTCTTCGTATCCAAATCGTGCAAAAACCTGGTATCTATCTCCCTGTTTGAATGCTGATCCGCTATCATGAATGCTAGGCGGAACCATACCGTTTGCAGTGTAAATGGTATTATCTATAACAGAGGATCTATCTATTCTTATTCCAAATCCATTTTCTGTAATGTTTAATCCGCTGCTCCAGTTGCTAATTTTAGGTGTGGCAAGATTATCTAGTAGCAGAGAATCGTTTAAATATAGTCTATGCAATTGAATAATTTTAGCATTAAGAATTAATGTATCGGAGTCTGTGCCATGAGCTAGATGAGTCTCATCGTATGGATAAAATTTTTGCCCAGTATGACTTTCTATTACTTTACGTGCATATCTTTCGGCTAATACTAATTGAGAATATGACTTATAATTAGGATCTGATCTATCCCCGCCAAACTCTAGCTCTTCTCTTGTTTGCTCTAAATCAGTGTATGGCTTTATTACATAAAGGTTATGCTCTCTAGTTTGAGCTAATCCTGTTATAGTATAAGACCAAACCAGCTTTAAATCTTTTGTTTTTGAAACTAGAGCGGTTGGAAGAAATACTTGATAAACACCAACCTCTGTTTCAAGCTTTTCTGAAGATAGTGTTGCTTGTATCATTGTAGGCGAAACAGGAGTAACTGGGTCATTTGTTATATCATAGACTGTTACTGTTGGAAGGTTATCAGAGTCTTGCTCTTCACCTCTCCAATAAATTTTATGCTTTACTGGTGCTGTTGATCCTACATAAATTTCCATAGTGTAGGTTTAAATTAGTTGTAATACTCCTGAACTTCTTTTGGAGTTGCCAATCTAAAACCTTCCTCCTTGTCAAAAATTTCTTGAGCGTCATCTTTGCCCATTGCTACAAACGGGTGCTCTTTTGTAAAAGTAACTCCCATAATATCATATCTAAAATTATCTCTGGTCATTCTGACCAATACTGTGTCTTCTGGTTGTTCTGCTTTTGGATCAAACTTAGGTAATACCTCTGTGTCCATATTTTCTAATTCCTCTTCGATTTGCTTAATGGTCTTGCTATATACAGACCAGGTTACGCCCTCTTCGGCAAGAGCTGCGATTATGTCGGCCTTATTCTTTAAGCCCTGTGTTTCAACTGCAAAATCTTCTGCAATCTTTTTTAGTTCAGATATCTTTAATGTCTCAAATGACACAATAATCTCCTCATTCTACTCAAATCAATTATAGCATTACTAAATTAAAATGAAAAGCCCCCCAAAAATTAATTTAGGGGGCCTTCAATGGGATCTAAATCCTAATAATTAGGAAGCGACCTTAACGTTCTTTACAACGACCCAAGCGTCTGCTTGTTCGATCTGGACGCCAACACGAGTAAACATTGTGTACTCAATTGAGTCCTTACGTGGCCAGAAGAAGCGGTAAACTGTTACGTCACGCTTGATACCAATAACTACGTTATTTGGGAATGTCAAGTGGACGTCACCGTGTGAACCTGATGCTCCTGAGTGATCTCCAGTTTGTGCTTCTGGAAGTAGTGGAACTTCAACAATTGGAATACCAAATGCGAATGGTGCCACATATCCTGCTGGACCGCCTAGAGGCTGTACGCCTTGTCCACGGATTACGCTTGAAGCGATATCTTGTGGGTTAGCTGATCCATCTGCACCAAGTAGTGATGCTGTGTATAGATAATCCTGAATCAAGTTTGAACCTGAAAGGAATCTAAGGTCAGAACGACGTTGCTTGTACTTACGTGGCATAGCCTTAAGTGCTGAGTTGAATACTGCACGGGAGATATTAGCTCCTGCTGCATCAACTACACGACCTGTTGACTTTGCCTTCTTTACTACACCGTCAAATGCCTTGTACAGGTTATCACCTGTAAGAGCAGTATTTCCGTTAAGGACTACGTCCTCAATGTCGTTTCCTGCCTGTGTTGCCATAAGTCTGGCAATATGATCTTCGAGATCAGCACCTTCAATATTGTCTTCTAGAGACTCAGTTGAAAGTTCCCAATCTAGGCGAAGCTTCTTAGTTGTAAGAGAGATCTTTGAGAAAGTAACTGCTGCGTTTGACGCATCGTTATCTCCTTCAGTTGCGAGTTTCATAAGTTTCTCGCCGACTGACATACGATCAATCTCAGTTGTGTCTGCTCTCATGCGGACTGTACGTGCGACCTTACCAATTACGGTTGCGTCGAACATGTAGTCTAGAAAGCGAGCTGATTGTTCTGGGTTAAGCAAACCGCCGTTTCCGTTTTCGGAACCACGGTGTACTCCAGCTCCACCTGTAGTGGATGCAAAAGTACCTGTAGCAGTTGTACCTGCTGCAATTGCTTTTTCTAATGTTTCATTGCTCATTTATATTTCACCTACCTTTTTTTAGTTAAAAATTTCGTTTACGGAACCGAGGAAAGAACCGTTCCACTTTGATTTCTTGATTGTTACTTCCTGAGACCCGCCAAGGTCTGAGGACTTCTTAATTGCAGTCTCTGATTCTACTGCGTCGACACGCTTTTCTACACCATCAATCGTGTTTTTGATGTCTTGTACAGCACTTGAAAGTGCTGCGTGTTGCTCTGCCAATTCTGAAATTCGAACATCTACGCTCTTGCTGAAAGTCTCAACTGTATCTTTAATAGCTGTAACTTGTGCGGCATTAGCTTCTGAAGCCTTATTTAGTGTGTCTGAGAAAAAGCCCTTAAGATCGACTAGCATCTTTGCAAAATCAGGTTCATCAACCATAACTTCTGATACGTCGGCTGCTTTTTCTAGAACTTCGGCAGAAGCGTCTGCTGCTGCTTCTGCAGGAGCTTCTTCAACAGCTGGTGCTTCCTCTACGGGAGCAACTGCTGCTGTGTCTTCTACGGCTGCTTCTGCTACTGCTTCTGCAACTACGTTTTCTGTATTATCTGACACTTCTTTACCTCCTTCTATGTCTGCCTGTTTTGCAATTTGTGTTTCAGGCATGGACAATCTTGATTTTTTATGTAAATCAAGAATCTTATCTATTTCTTTTGCTTTGTTAATATCATTTGACTCTACCCATCCAATTAATGTTGCAGGTTTTCCTGTAACTGGGGAATCATATGATGCATCTGTTGAGATGAATACTGAATCGCTGTCTGCACAATAAAAAATATTTTCAGTTGCGATCTCTGCTGCCATTCCTTTAAATACTAGCTGACCATTTCTTTTCGAAATAGACAAAATATTACAGAGCTCGTTTGCTGGTGAATCAACGATAGAAAGTTCCATCAATGAATAGTCTTTAATAAATCTTACACTCTTACCTGTTGCTTTATTGACTTCATTTTCTGAATCAATAATTTTTCCGCCGATTGAGAATCCTTGAAGAGTTCCGTCCAAAACTTTCTCCCAAGTATCCTGTGCGCCCTTTGAAATATAAGCGTCTACATAAACTCCATTAAAAAATTCTTTTGTTGCTGGATCATAATATGTTTCTGGTTTAAAAGAAACAACTTTGCCTACTGCAACTGGTTGATGCATCTCACGAAGATTTCCACGGAAATTTTCAAATGCCTTTAAGCTTGCTTCAGCCGTAACAACATCTCCAGTTTGGTCAACATTGTCTAATGTTGCAAATCCTGAAACTGTTCTTTTTTCACGATTAACTTTGGTGAATGGGATCGACAGTGTAATGTCGTCGCCATTAGAAGACCAAAGAGATTTCTCAATATTCATATGCTTAATTATATTTATCTATACATAAAAAGGCAAATACTGGTTGAGCAGGGTTAGTCGACTTGTCTTCCATCTCCCTGAGCATTTCGGCCTTCCCCCGACATATCTGGTGAATTTGCCGATCTTTCGGAATCTCTATTTCTAGTCTTTCCTGCCTGTGCCCTTACTTCAGCCTGTTGTTGTGGCTTTAATTCGACTACTTTATCCCCGCCGTCAAGCGGAACCATGCCCATTCTAATTCTAACTTCATTTGGAGTAATTACCTGCATTCTTAAATATCTCTCGTCTATCTTAGATTGGGTATCCTCGTCGGTCAATGTGAGCTCATTAAATTTAAGTAATAGAGCATCTGTCATTTCTTCAATTATTTTATTTAACTTCTTTTCCAAATTCATTTGAGCTGGACGACAAACTTGCTCTCTAAATGTCTTGTCGGCATCTCTTGCTACCGCTAAATTAACTCCTTCTGGAGTTCCAATTTTATTAATTGGTACACGGTGAGATAATAGAATTTCGTCTCTATTAGATTTACGATACACATTAAATGAAGACTCTTGAGTTCCTGCCTCAATTGGCTCCATCTTAAATTCAACCTTGGCGTCTGGTGAATCTGGTGGAAGCGGAATATATAGAGATCTATGGTTCTTGCCTCTTAGTCCTACCTGGAAGAATTCTAGTAACTTACGCTCAGATTCTGGAGATAGCTTAGCACCCTTTACTGTGATAATATATCTTGGAACCGCCTTATTTTCAAAGTAGTCTAGGTTATACTTACCAGCAAACTCGTTTCCAGCCATAGCATTTGAAGAAGCTACGATATCTGGAATACCATAATAGTTATTTGTTGGTGTATATTTCTTTAGGTGAATAATTTCATTTGGACGCTCTAGTCCGCCATCAATTGGATTCTCTGTTTCTTGATCTCCGAAGTTACGGAAGAATACAGCCTTTCCATAAAGCAGTTGAATAAAGCCGTCACGCAAGCGACGCACACGCATAGTCTTTGCTGGGATATGTCCAATATATCCAATTTTTCCAGCAGAGGTTCTACCAATTTCAAGGTATCCGTTTCCAGTAGCCTCTACATCTGTGTAGGCTTTAATTAAAGTTTCTGTGAATGTTTCTTCTTCGTTACATTCCTCTAACCAATCATAAAGATCTTGACGTAGTCTATTAAGCTTTCTACGTGCTCTGTCTAACTGCTTATCGTCTGTAATATTATCAAATGCTTCTTGTGTCTTTCTTGTCTCGACAAAGTCATGTCCGAGACCTACGATGTTAGAAACCTTTGCATTAATTGCTGCATAGTTATATGGAGAAATTTCGTAAATGGTAGAAAGATAATCTAAGTTATATGGTGGCTCAATAAGATCAAACATTGCATAGCCAGTAATAGCTTGTGCAAGTAGGTTCTGTTGTGTTTCAGTTCCTTCGATTCCCTGGAATCTCTTTTGTAGTTCTCTATTCATCTTTCGGCGGAATGATGAGCCTAGACCTGAAACCTTAGTTAAATCTTCGCCTTCAATCTTAAACGGATCTGTTGTTGTTGACTCTACTGGAGTATTAAACTTCATCCAGTCTGCAACGTTAGATATGCTAACCTCGTTAGAGCTATTTTCTTCTTC